CAGCCGCCTCTTGATAAGTTTCCAGTGAGTTCTCCAGTATGGAAAGTTCACTAAACTCTTGGGTTTCTGGTGTTGATGCACAGCCAGCAAGCAAAATAGATAAGAATACACGCATTTATCTGTCCTCCGATATAATAAGTAGTTTAAAATTCCTCTTGTCTTCCATCAGACCAAGTAATAATTGTTTTATTGTCTGGGTGGGGGTTGACGTGAACTTTTTTAAAGTCAGTGAGGCTCTCAAAAATAGAGATCGAGCCTCTGGGCACCGGGGTAAGCCAATGCAATACGACTTGACCCGTAGCATATTGGACACCCTCGATAACAACTCCCGTGCCAGAAACTCCACTTTCATCTGCCTGACGACAGACGGTGAAGGTTTCTATACCTCGGGGGGCGAGTTTTGTGGGGGGTTTGGGCTTCAAGACTTCTGCGTCAGTAGAGGCCCTGTCCTCTTCCGGTTCGAATATCTCATCCTCGTCTTCCACTATTGGTTCTTGTTCTTCTTGTTTCATGACTATCTCCTGTGGGGCGGGGCTACGCCTCTCCTACTGGTTTTAGTTTTTTAAGCCACTCATCTTGTATTTCGGCCTCCATTAACTCAACAAGTTTGTCCCCCACGGAAACCTTGGAGGCTTTCTCCTCCTCTAAATAGCACCAGAGAGTTTCGTTCTCCTCTTTCAGAGCCAAAACCTCTGCCCTAAGTGCTTCAATAGTTTCCACCAGAATATTGATATCATCATTTGTCATCTGTCTATTGTCGTCCATCGCCTTTCCTCCAACAATGTAACACTGTAAGTAATTAGCGTCAACCACCCAATAAAGCATTATCCAAGACATTATAGTTTAGTTTTGCTACCGGCACAACCATAACAACATTTTGTATAATCGTCGGGTGCCCCAGATAGTCAGTGCCAACGTCTATGGCTGAAACAACGCCAATTATCTTACCCCTCTTGTTGAAAACAGCGGAGCCTGACGCGCCGTTCCAAGCGTAAGAATCCAATATTAAGTCGCCTGATTCTGTGTAGCCAGCGACCTTGCCTGCCAACGTCATCATAGTTTTGTCGTTGGGGTAGCCAGAGTAATAGCACTCCTCCCCTATATCTGGTCTCTTGCCAGACAAAACGTAGCTAGTTGGGTTCCAGTCGGACAAGTTTGGCACTGATAAGATTGCTAAATCAGACCTAGAGTCCAAATAAGAAATTTTAGCTATCACCATGTCTTCGCCCCTGGTCACAAACACGGTGTCAGCGTTTTCAACCACATGAGCAGCAGTTAAAATCACGGGAACCCCCTTGTACAAAAAATAAAAACCGGTGCCCTTGTACCTCTTCTCGCCAACATAAGCCGATATTCTTATTGTAGACTCTCTACTGCTTTGTTCACTTCCACGAACATAAAATGGACTTGCGTCACCGCCAAGTTCTATGCTGGGCGTACACGCCGAGCAGACGAACATAAGCATAACCAATGCAATCATAATAAAACCCCCCCTAATAGTACATAGGGACTACAAGCGGGTTTATCGTCAATACCAGACGATTTTATCAAATTGTTTTACATTTGCGAAGAAATCTTCAATCAATTCCTTATCTTCTTCGCTATAATCTCCATTTTTAGCCAATATAATCTTGTCGTTTCCAAATTTATCGAGATAATCTTCCCGATAGGGAGCGTGGCCCACAGGAAAAAGATTCTTATCTTTGCTAAAGTTTCCCGGCATTAGTATTATATCCCAGCCCATTCCATCCGCTGGGTTTATGAGCATCGGGTACTCGCCGTAATCAAACGGCAGCACAAATGGCGTTTCCCCGCCAAACATTTTTGTAGAACCCTTGGGGCCATCTATGGATATCGCCTGGTTGGGGTCCAGCAAAATCGTATCAACCAGATCTTGTCTCGTTTGAACCACGGTGGTCTTAGTCGCGCCCTCGTCCATCCTTGGAGAGGCATAGTTTCTCCAGTTTTCAAATAGAAGTTTCATTATAGTTCTTCCCACACTTCTTTTATGGCTTCTTCTTTCGTATAACCTTTTCCAACAAGCTCGACAACCTGCCGAGCGGCATTATTCCCTCAAGTGGGACGTAAGCCCTCTTTGTAAAAAATATCATACACCTCTTCGTAAAGATCACTCTCGTTTAAAAAGGACTGCCAGCTTTTCATTAAGTCTTTCATAATAATAATTAGGCTTCAATTTGCAAAGCAGCTATTCTTTTATGCCTTCGGGCACCCTTTTCTTTTCTCGATTTGCGCCTGCGCCTTCTATGTTTCTTTCTTGCCTCACCAGAAAAGAACTTTGTGATATCTCTGTCGCTCTCATTTTCAAATAGAGTTATCATACCTGTCAATACCCCCATTAACATGTACACATCAGCGATAGCAGAGTGCCACTGGTCGTTTTCTACGCCGAAAGCCTTTGCCAGATGCCCCAGCCTTATTGAAAGGTCTCTCTTGCCCGCCAAAGTGCCAGACAGATTTATGTAATACTGCTCCCCTGCCTCCGCGCCAGTTTTAATAAGGGGCTTCAGATATAGCTTAGCCACATTATATGTGTCCAGAACATCGTATCTATCCATTCTCATGCCATACTTGGCGGCCCTGACTGACACATATTTCATGTCGAACGAGGCGTTGTGAGCAATAAGAAGGGGGTCGTCATATTTGCTTGTAAACTCAAGAAAGCCGCTTATAAGCTCATCCTCATTTATGTATTGAAAGGTTCCCGGCGACTCACCGTAACGGGTCATGCTCATGATGTCTGCATAGGACATGCCCTTACCTTCAAATGGGTAACACATTCGTAGCCTAGTCATCGATAGCAGCCTTGACTTTTCCCTGTATGAGTCAATCACTATTGGGTGACGCGGATTACGCATATCAACAACTATTGCGCCTATCTCCGTTAGCTGATGCTTATGGGAGTTAAACCCCAAAGTCTCAGTGTCAAAGAAGATCCAAACCCTTTGCTTCTCTTCTTCTAAGGTTTTTATAAAAAGATTTGTTGTAGCCTTAACAGACAATTTCCCCCCTAAATTTCTCTTATCGATCTCCACTTAATATATCTTACGCTCGCGCTGGGGACTCCCACCGCCTTCAAATTACTGTTTATGTGCGGCACAAGCACATTTTTAATGTAGTCTATGGCGGGCTTGCCCAGAGTCATAAATTTTATTGATGTATCAATAACATAATACTGTTCATAATTAACGGCATTCTCATTCTGACTTATAACGGTGACCCCCGGTATTGTTCTAATCTTATTTAACACATCGTTGATATCTACGCCACCAATTTTATTTAATCTTAGCACCGCATCCACTTTAAAAACTTTATTTTCTAGTTGTTTCTCTTGGTCCTCGCCTATGTAAGCCTTGAACCCTTCCATTAAATTTTTCATAATGTTGTTCCCTTTTAAATAATTAGAAGCAGTTTACTCTAGTTCCCTAATATATTTAGCCCAATCCTGAGACTTGTCTTGCAAGTCCCTGCCGTAGTCGTCAAGCAGGCGAATTACTCGGTCAGACCTTCTATTTCCGATCTCAATCATTTGTGTTTCTTCAAGTGCCTCAATTCTATATGGGCTCCCAGCCTGTATAATCATACACTCGCCACGCTCCAAAACCACCCTTTGGAACGGGTGCTTCACTGGGTCGTGTAGGGTTTTGGAACGTCCGTGTATGATCTCCACCTTACCCTCCAAAAGAAAAAAGACCTCATCTTTGATCTGATGATATTTAAGGCTCGTCCTGTGCCCCTTCCTGATATTTAGGAGCTTGCCGTGTAAAATACTTAGGGCGGTCCAAACAACTTCAGAGCCCCACGGCTGTGACTCGGCCCGACTACCAGTTTTCCAAGCCATCTTATTCATGTTATCTCCAAAAAATCTGTATACATACTATCACGAACGATAAAAATATGCAAGTAATAGTTTTATAGAAGCCCCTACCGACCATTGACCCCCCACTTTACATAATCATAAATTTGTTTCTTCGAATATCTTTCCCACTTCTTAATATTTATATCTATTCCAATTTCCTTGGCCAACTCAAAACCGTGTTCCCAAGCGTGTATTTCCTCAGCTATCACATCCACTCTTTTGGATATTGTTTTAAACGACTTCTTTGAATCAAACGACTTGCCAACAATCCCCATTTTTAGCCTGTATACGTGATGCCCCGCTTCGTGCAACAAACAAAAAAGTTGTATCTCCTTAGAGTGCCTTGTGCTTATACCTATACACCCGGCGTCACAATAATACGCATCACACTCATCCTTACCAAACACAACATTTACGTTGTGTTTGTCAAGCAAGTACGCCTCTAGGTGGGCTAGGTCTTCTGTAAAGCTCATGCTTTAGTATATAGTTTTTGTCCTCTCCCCCAGAAATTTTTGTTTCTTTTTTTAGTTGTTATCAGTGCCACGCTTATATAAGTATCTCCTTTTTTATCTTTTAGAAACTTATAACTATGTACACTTAATTTGTCACCAAACCTTGGCTTTCTCGCCCTTTTTCGCGGTGGCTTGTTTAATTCTTTCATACAGGCATCGACGATAGCTTGCTCGCTATGTCCCTCAGATAAATATTTATCTATATCGCCAATAATGTGTGCAGCCACCACCCAAGTATTTTTTCCAAAGCCCGGTATACGAAAATTAGAGTTATGATATCTCCCGTACCTCTCCTTGGACTCCTCCTCACTGTAAGCTTCGCCCCACTCTAGAACCGGCCTAAGTGTACAAGCAAAAACTAACTCTTCCATTATTACCCCCTAAGTAATTTTTTCTGCGATTCGAAAAGTTTGGACTCCACTATATCGGCAGCGCCAACAACAACCATGTCCAAACCAACCTGCCCCCTATTTAAATATATTCTAGTGAAGCCTTGATCTTCTCTCAGCCCCTCTGGGTATATCTCTTCGGTGAGCATTTTATGCTTTAACCCGTCTTCGGGTCGAATGCAAACGACATGAGTGGGATTTACAAAGACCTCCCTTAGTCCGTACTTAGTCGGAACAGTGTTGCCCTTGCAGCTTTTGCAGCCCTTTTTCGTGCCTCTTGACTGAACGTAAAGTTCGGCAAATTTAATAACCATTTGGATCCTCCATTTTATAAATATTTTTAGATAATAAAAAGTACTTCTTGCCATCAATAAGAACGGCAGCGTCGTAAATAGCGCTTTCGCTCTTCAAATTCTCTATGTACAAAGCTACTCTTGGTACCTCAGGCTTCCAGTGCCCAGATATAACGGTCTGGCCTGCCGCTTGATAGCCCTCCTCGACGAGATACAGGCTTGTCTTGGCGGGAATATGTATTAAGTCACCCGTCTTCATCTAAAGTTTCCTTGGGTATTTCATATGGATCTACTTGTTCCTGCTGCGGGAACTCCTGCGTCGCCTCGCCTGATTTAGCGCTAACATAGCCCAGCAGTATGCCCATGCTATCCTCCAGTAAATAATCCACACCAGCCAAAATATCCCTAACCTCTTTCATGTATTCCACACTTGCAAGAACCGCGCCTTTGGTTAGTGAATTCGTTGCTTGATTTAGAAGCTCATTCGCCTGGGCCAAATCCGGCATATTCTTTGCTCCCACGAGGCGAGCCACTTCCTCTAGGACTTCTTCGAACTCTACTGAATATGTTATTTTAACTCGTTTTGGTGTCATTTATCCTCGCTCAACTTCTATAATAGCAAAGTTGGTCGTTAACAAAGTAGAAGCAGCAGACGCCGCATTTTGCAGCGCACATCTTGTTACCTTAACAGGGTCGATAACCCCAGCCTCAAACATGTTAACAATTTCACCTCGCACAAAGTCATAACCGTTTTCGCTCTCTTCGTCAACTATCATGGACATAATTATATCCGGTGACTCCCCTGCATTCACAGCCATCTTTTTAAGGGGCTCAAAGATCGCAGACATAACAACGTCTACCCCGATTTGTTGTTCGGCGTTCTCAACGTTAATTTCCAAATCTTTAGATGCCCTTATGAGAGCCACCCCGCCTCCGGGAACCATGCCTTCCATCCTGGCGGATTTAACGGCCTCCAGCGCATCTTCAACCCTGTGTTTCTTCTCAATCATTTCGACTTCCGTTGCGGCCCCGACTTTAATAATCGCCACACCGCTGGCCAGTCTAGTAATCCTTTCCTGGATCAGTTCCGCCTCACGAATAGAGTCAGACTGCTCCAGAACAGCCTTGAGAGTTTCAATTCTATTTTCGATATCATCTAGATCACCCTTACCGCCAACGACAATTGTCTCGTTCTTCTTGATAAAAATCCTCTGGGCGAGTCCCAAGTGCTCAAGTTTGGTGTTCTTAAGTTTAATTGAGCTGTCAATATAAGTCGCGTTTGTAGCCGAGCAAAGATCCATTAGGATATTCTTCCTCTCTTCGCCATATTTAGGGGCCTTAACAGCAACAACCTTCATTGTGCCCCGCATTGAATTCATAATCAAAGCCGCCAAAGCTTGCCCCTCAATTTCTGGCGAGATGACGACGAGGGGTCTAGCCTCTCTGGCGACCACTTCCAGTATCGGAAGTAAATCAGATAAGTTATCAACTTTCTCCTCCGTTACCAAAATAAGGGGATCATTGTATCTAACAGAGGCGGATCTCTCGTCAGTGATGAAGGCAGTGGCAGCGTAGCCAGAGTCGAATCTAAAACCCTCTACCAAATCAAGGGTCGTATCAATTGATTTTGCCTCCTCGACCGTCACAGAGCCATCCTTACCGGCACAACTAATAGCTTTAGCTACCAGCTTGCCTATATGCTTATCATTATTTGAAGATATGGTGGCAATGTGAAGTATATCATCCTCGGTCCTGATCGGAGTAGCAATCTCGGCCAGCCGGTCAACAATCCCGGCGACGGCCTTATCTATGCCTCTCTTTAATTCTATCGGAGAAACCCCAGATAAAACATATTTCTGGGCCTGCTCCAAGATGGCTCTAGCTAGAACGGTGGCAGTAGTGGTGCCGTCACCAGCCAAGGAGTTTGTTTCCTCGGAAGCCTGCTTAAGGATTTGTACTGCTGCATTCTCAAAGGGATCCTCAAGTTCGATAAACTTTGCCACCGTCACCCCGTCTTTAGTTATTATTGGATTTCCCTTTTTGGGAGCCAAAATAACGTTTCTTCCTCTAGGGCCTAACGTGGATGCAACGTTGTCAGTTAATTTTTTTACTCCACTTAAAATTTTCTCTGTTAAAGCCCTGCCGTCGCTGTATGTCTTGCTCATGAAACCTCCATTTCTTTGCTGTAATCTGGCAGGGTTAGGACGCCAACAGAAAAGCCCCTAAGTCCAGCACTCCCTTGCCAAGCCCCCTCATTCACCCTGTAGCCTTTTTTAATACTACTTTGTATAATAGTAACTTTTGTGCCGTCTTCGTCGCAAAAGGCCAAGTAGGTATGTCCATACGAGCCATTGACTACCACATCATCTTCCATAATGTCCTTGTCATTTAGCTCAAGTCCACCCCACCGCTGGACAACGTGCCATCTTCCCGGTGTAAGAGGGGGGGCCTCGTCTTCAACTTCGGCACAATAAGCTATCTGGCCGCCTAATTTGTTTTGAATTGCCTCTAGTGCGCTCCAGGGTTTATCCGGCTCATAAACATTTGCCTGTTTCCACCAGTCGAGATCCTGACCGGCGTAGCGCGACACCGTGTCCTCGCAAACATCGTCAGCCACATCTAAACACCACATCGCACAAAGCGTGCAACATGGCAAGTTCTCCTTTTTAGCAATGTCGTATAGTGGCCCGCCAGATTCCAAAGTCGACCAGCCCTTTTCTCCAATATTCATTTTAAATTACTCCTAAAAAACTTCATCTGCTATGCCTAGCTCAACCGCCTCATCAGCAGTCAAATAAACATTCACCTTTTTCTTTAAAAGCCTGTTTAAGTAGGTTTTCGACATATTAGTCTCTTCTACTAGTGCATCTAAATACTGTTCTTGTATCTTTTTAAACTCAGTTACTTCGTTCAGCATCTGATGCATCGGCCCAACATGCCCGCCAATCACAGAGTGTATCATGACCCTGCAATTTTTACCGATTCTACGCTTTCCTTTGGTCCCGGCTGCAAGCAACAGAACCCCAGCAGACATGACCTTTCCAACGGCTGTGACCTTTACATCACAGTCTTCTCTGACTAGCCTCATCACATCATATATTGCGAACATGTCATCTGCGTTTCCGCCTGGGGTTGAAAGAAACAACTCCATGGCGCAGCCCTCGTGTTCTTCATTTTCTTCATCAGGGCCATCGTCCAACACACTCTTTATTGTCTCTCTAAGTGTTGTCATGGCAAAGATCACTTCATTACTCGTCTCCTCGGTTATTTCACCGACTAAGCCAATCGTATTAAAAGAGCTTAGAACCACCGGTCTTGACGCCTTTTCAGCATCATCCTCTTGAGTATTTACCACGCTTTCTCCTGTTATTTATTACTTTCTCTTTCCCACTGGTAACGCCGATCTCGGTTATTTGATATGGAAACGACTGTGCCCAGTTTAGCCAGTCTTCTGGACTGTCAAACCTTTTCTCAAAGAGTAAAACATATTGATTTCTCTTAGAATCAAAGCCCTCACCAGAGTTGTCCCATCCATTTATTTGTTTAAAAATTTTATTCCTCATTCGCTTGCCCGAGATATTAGATATCTGCAACCTATAACAAGGAACATTTTTACTTACTTTCCAAGCGTATGCTATCACCTCTTCCCCCTTTGACAAAATATAACCCCCTTAGAACACGGTGTCAAGCCACAAAAGCAAAAGCCGTGGATTCATTTTAAATAGGTGAATCCACGGCTTTAGTATATAAAATAAAGAAAAATTTATTTATTTTCAATCAGTTTTTCCCTGAGGCGGCTCTTGACTCTCTTGTAAACTTCATTCATGACTTCTTCTTCGTCAATAAAATCGATCTCGTCAAGGGGCTCTTCGTCGGCTTCCGGAGCCTCAGCGCCCATGTCACCCAGATCAGCCAAATCACCAGCCAAATCCTCGTCTCCAGCAACATCGGCGTCCATCTCGGCACCCATATCGCCCATGTCGCCCATATCACCAAAATCAACCTCGACACCAGCCAAGTCCGCCAAGGTAGCTATTGCGCTAGCAAATTTCGTCTCTTTTTCAGAAGCACCGGCATCCGCGCCCGCATCATCACCGAGATCCATCTCAGGGGCAGCGTCCTCAGGACCAGCGTCTTCAGGTGCCTCGGGCATCTCGTCAGCCATCTCTGCGTCGTCGTGCTCGGCTTCAAGAATATCGTTTTCAGCATCGTGCATCATGCCGTGACCTTCTTCTATGTCCTCTTCGTCTTCTTGCATGCCATAGCCTTCTTCCATGCCTTGCTCATCCTCGTCCATATACCCAGCGTACTTCTCATTTAAAAAATTGCTAGTAAGAGGGCCACCAATGGAGGCCAGCTTCATCATCTGCCGAACCTGATTCTCGTTCAAGAGTGCCTTTTTGCTCATGTCTAAATTTCTCCTAACAGTATTAAAGCTGTTTTAACAATAATAAATAGTAACTCGACCATGTAAAAGTATTTTTTATTTACAAATCAGGTCGGTGTTTTTCGAGTATATCAAAGATGTTTTCAACGGTGTCATCGTCCAAGGCAAACTTTCTTTTCGTTTGTTCGCCTTTTTCCCTGGACTTTTGTGAGATACCCACTTTTGCTTTGCTCTGCTTCTTGTTTTCAAGTCTCCACTCGTTTAAGAATTCAACAACGCGCTCGTCACCCATTATGTAACCTGTGACAAGGGAGCGAAAAAAATCATTTTGCGATATGTCGTCGTTTTGTAGCCTTATCTTAAGGTCTGCGTGCCTCTTATCGGTATCGTAAAAAACAATCTTTTTTGTGTTGCCCCCGTATCTTGTCATGACCATCTTCCAACTATGTGCGTCGAGCTTTCTGCTTGTCCACTAACAGTTTGCTGCACAAATGCAGCCCTATTTTGTAGCTCCTGTATGCTCCTGGAGCCAGAATAAGACAGGCCGCTCCTGATGCCAACGTGTAACTCTCCAATAACATTTTTAACTTCTCCTTTGTAAGGCACAGTCGTCGTTACGCCCTCAATTGAAGAAACCTTGCCTCTCCAATCTCTTTGTGCCCCTTTACTTGCCATTCCCCTATACATTTTTCTTTTTCTACCGTGTTTATCTACAATTAAATCGCCTGGGGCTTCAGTGGTCCCCGATATGAGGCTGCCGACCATGACCATATCCGCACCCGCAGCTATAGCTTTCACTATGTCGCCACTATTTTTCATACCCCCGTCCGCAATTATAAGAGATTTTCTATCAGTCTGTGACACATCTAGGACACTTTGTATGGTCGGGACTCCGTGTCCAGTTTGCAGACGAGTAGAACATATCGATCCCCCACCAATACCGCACCGAATTGAATCAGCGCCCCAATCAGACAAGTCGTTAAAAGCTTCCAGCGTGGCAATGTTGCCAGCCATAATGTGTACTTTGTCTAGTTTATCCTTTATAGTCTTTATGGCCCTCTCCACCATAATGTGATGGCCGTGAGCAACGTCAATGCATATAACCTCAACTCCGTATGAAGCGAGTTGCGTTGCTCTGTCTAAGTAGTCTCCCGTCGCCCCAACAGCAGCACCAATGGGAGAATTATTACAGTTTCGTTCCATAGCCGCAACCGCTATCTCGCACTGCTCTTCTATCGAATTATACCTATGAATAATCGGCAACATACCCATTTCCGCCAGCGTACAAGACATCTCTTTGCCGCAGATTGTATCCATCGGGGCTGCGACAATTGGCGATGATAGCAACCGCGAATTGCCCAAATTGACAGATATATCCACTTCCTTTCTGCTTTCTATGTCACTGTACTGTGGCACGAGCAACAAATCATCACTACTTAGAGTTTTTTTCACTTAGAGCCTCCTGAACTTCCTCTATAAACTTCAAACTTTTTTCCCAACACTGTGGGCAATATAAATTAACACGGTTTTCCTTTTCGCGCACAACCACGTTCCAAGACATAACCTGCTCTCTATCTTTTTTATCAAAATCTTTATAGCAAATCATGCAGTGATCTGGCATTTTTCCGAACAGGCTAATCTTTTCGTGCAACTCGGAGTTGCCCTGTTTTTTAGCCTGCTTAGCGGCGTCTCGTCGTTGTTTTCTGTTCATTGTTCCTGCTCCCCATATGGGGTAACATCCCAATCAGAAGCAGTCGTTGGGCAGACGCATAAGTTAACTGCCATTTTCATGAAAATAGGAGTCCCCTCGCCAACGTATGCGCTCACAACATTGAACTCCATCCACTCAATTGCTTCGTCGTAGTCCCACTCATTGTCTCTCATAAAGATTTCTACACACTTGTCGTAATCATAAACCACCACGGGCAAACTTGGATGCTGGCCGCCGTAGCCTACTATGGCTTCGTCTAGACCGTCAGCCGTTAGTGCGCCTGGGTTTAGTTCGGATATGTGTTGTTTCAAATTGTTCATTTTGTTCCTCTCATCTAAAGCAACTATGCACAAATAACACGAATATGACCACGACGCAACCTCTGGCTACCACAAACTTTACTAGGTCTACGACGACACCCGCAAGCAACTCACCTTTTACTGATCGCCTCATTCCTCAGCTTCTTCGGAAATATATTTGGTACATCCCTCTAAAAACTGATTTAAGTTTTCCGTGTTGGTGCGGTGAATCAAGCTCTTAATTTTCCGACCGAGCGACTCCAACTCATCTACATCCAACTTCTCTGTCCAGACAACAAAGGATGAGAGGTATTCCAAAGTTATAGCGATCCTCTCTTCCTTTGTTCTGGTCCCGGTAATCCCGCGCTCCACCTTAGGCATGCTCATTCTTTGTTCTCCTATAAGCGCCCACGGCCACTGGCCATAAGTCTTCCGCGATATCCAAGCACGCCTCAGCAACCCTCTGGATCTCCCACTGGGCTCCCTCGTGTGTGCGCAGATCGATAAATTTTAAGAGATTATTTAAGTTAACTGTGCCATAGTACTCGGTGTACATATTTTGTGGCAAGACACCGCGAGCCTGTTCTCGACAAACACCTGCCTCAAGGAGATTGTTGTATAACTCTAAAGACTCCTGGTGGAAGCGTCTGAGCGTTCTTGACGCGGTTTGACATAACAAGTTGTGGGTGACCATAGGATCAATCAAATCTTCAGCATTACTTGCCTGTCTGTTGTTTTCATGCTGTGTGCGAAACTCTTGCGGCTCGTAGAACTGAATGTTTACGTCAGTGTATCTGCGAGATATTTCATTGTAAGCCCAAGTCCGATGACGATGATGCTGACTCCTAACAAACAATGGAACCAAAAAGCGAAAAGTAACAACATTGTGTTCAAACGTCGAAGTGTGACGGTGTTTAACCAAGTAGTTAACCAGCTTTCTATCTTTTTCATTTAACGTCTCCTTGTGCTTGCCATAGCTAACGCGGGCACTATTAACGATAGTGAGATCAGTGCCCATGTGTTCCACGACATCAACTCTGCCAATTCCGTCTCCATATAATTCTACACTCCTCACTATTTAGTCCCCAGTTGACCCAAGAGCACCTTCTCCACGATCACTAATTGTGATCGGGTGCTCGCTATAAAGATTGTCTTCTGTGGCTTCCGCGAAACGAGCATGAACGACAGGAATGACCACTGCTTGTGCGATCTTATCACCGCTTTCAATATATTGCGTTTCAAGTCCGATGTTGTGAAGGTTCACAAATACCTCCCCATCATATCCAGAGTCAACGACGCACGCGCCAACTACAAGTCTCTTCTTGGCAGCATTTCCGCTACGGTTCATGACTTGAAGCATATAGCCGTGCGGTATACCAAACTTTAGACCAGTGCCTAAAACCACACTACAGCCTGGCTCGACCCTAATCGGCAAGAGTTTTGGCTTTCCGTTCTCGTCCTTGCCAAAAAGTAGATCTCGCTCGTCTTCCTCATAGTTAAATTTTAAGTCCAAGCCTGCGTCCGAGGGGTTAGCTCGGACGGGCTTGTGTTTGCAGTGTGGTAGTGCAAAATATTCTAGAATCAACTGCCACCTCCGGCCAGCTTCTTCACGGACTCGTAGACACTAACGAACTGGTCGATGTCCACTTCTGACTTCATCATTCTGTAGGCCCTAACTGCCATAGAGATCTCCTCTTTGGTGAGCCACTCCTGCTCCTTATACTCCTTTCGAAGCTCACGCTTCTGCTCTTTATAGGGCTCCATAGCCTCTTCAATTGTGTTAAGGCTTCTGATGTACTCAATCATCTTTTCCACCTTCTCATCCCGAACCTCTTCCACAATACTAATTTCATCAACTACACCAAACATTATACCTCCTGTTTATTTATAACTTCATATGGTTGGTCACCACGATACTGATCAAACCATGAAGGGACCTTGTCCTCAGGGTATCTGATACGTGGCTTACTCGCGTAAAACTTCCGATAAGATTCCACAATGTTCTCGGACTTGAACTCTTCTGGCATGGCCATAGGTAACTCGGTCTCCTCGTGCTTGTCAAATAAATCTTTGTCGTATAGCTCTATACATCTCCACAAAACACTTTCACACTTATGCACCTTGTGCTCCCCAAAGCGGTCCTTGTACTCGGCAATCAACGACCTAGTGTGGTCGATGAGAGATAAGAAGTTAGCAGAACTCGCTCTTGCCCACTTTGTGCTTGGGTGATTAAGGTGGCAGCTTCTGTACGGCGATACTTGTTTACCATACAAAAAATTAAGGTTGGTACACAACATTTGACAAGACTCCAAGATCATCTTTACAACCCTATAGTTGTCTTGCGACTGGGCCGACTTGATCCAGTCAATTTTTTTACCGCTTCCTTCGATACCAAAAATATTCACATTGCCTCCCACTTGCACTGAGTATAACATAGGTAATCAATCACGCAAGTAATTTCCACGTTTTGGCGAGTCGCCCATTTGTAGAAAATCCCCATTGCGAATCGTACTTAGGTCTAACTAAATAGGGCCGATTTACATAAATTTTATCTTTATCCGGGTCAATGCCCCAGCATCTTATAGTGACGGTGGAGGAGTTCGTATTATCTATAGCATCTATCTGGTAATACGACTTGCCCGACTTAGTCTTCTTTAAAACCACGGCTCTTGGTATCAGCCAAGTCACCATCAAATCGGAGTCATAGTAAGATATGGGTGGGACCATCATTTCATCAAGCTTCTTCAGTAGCTCATCCGTCATAACCATGCTCACCGGGAATGTGCCGGTCAGGCTGGCTATATTGTGGACCCTTTCCTCGTTTGTGAACTCCCCCTCTTCGCTGTACGCTTCTATGTTTTGTAAAAACTTCTTCTTTGTCTTTGGGCGATCTACCACCGCAGCGCTCCAAAAGTGCTTAGCTCCAGTAAATCTGTCATCCACAAGAGAACTCAAAGCTCCGCTTCTTGCCAAAACGTCAAGGGCCTTTTTATTAAGTTTACTGTAGACAATGTCCTCGTTGAATAAGAGGTCTTCAATTGTGTTAAAAGGCCTATTGTTTAGAATCTGCTCCACGGCTTTGTCCCCAAGGCCCTTGAGGGAAGTAAGAGGTTGGATGAACTTTTTGCCACAACCCCCTATCTCCCAGACAGTTCCTGATTTATTGATGTCCACCTTATCCACGCTATAGCCCAAGCTTTTAGCAATGTTTATCGCCTTTTCTTTACGATCCTCTGGTTCCTTGTCCAAGAAGGCGGCAATCCAAGCGGCGGGGTGATAATTTAATAGCCACGCACATTGGAACGACAGTAGCGAGTAACAGACGGCATGACTCTTGTTAAAGCCATACCCAGAAAAATACTCAAAGGTATCCCACAGTCGCAGCCCAGTAGACTTCTTCAGCCCCTTCTCGACGCACCCATCTATAAACTTCTCACGGAGAGTGTTCTTAACCTTGGCCGCTTTCCCTGTCCCTTTTTTAGTGAGCACTTTACGAAGCATATTTCCCTCGTCTAGAGATAAGTCCTTGCCAAGCGTATGAGCTAGCATGGCAATCTGTTCTTGAAAAATTAGAAATCCATAAGTTTCTCGCGTAACACTTTCGTGTGCCTCACTAACATACTTAACATGCTCGGGGTTTGTTTTTGCCGAGAAGTAATCTTTGTCGACCCCAGCCGAAAGCGGACCCGGTCTTTGAATAGAAGTAATAGCAGCTAAGTCAATTATACTAGTAGGCTTAATCTTTTGACAGAAGGCCTGCGCGTTGTCCTCGGTAAACTGAAATATACCTGCCCACTTCCCTTCGTGAAATATATTTTTATACACTTCTTGATCATCAAGATCAATCTTATCCGGGTGCAAGTATTTCTGATAGAAGTCCTTTACCTGTTGGTAATCTGGTTCTTGTACGCCTTGCGATTTTAGAACGTGATATATCGCTCCCTGGATAGTCCTTAATGTGGCCAAGCCCAGTAGGTCATATTTAATGAAACCCATCGGCTCCAAGTGTCTAACATTTTGCCCCTCGGACCACGGTGTCTGGGTTACGCCCCCGGAATTGATGAGGGGCATGTAGTTATCTAGGTTCTCCGCTATGACTACGCCACCCGCGTGCCGAGAGCACGACCTGACCTGTCCGCAGAGCGCCTCAACGTGAGTTTTTATATGAGGGTATTTCCCCAAAAACCTCTTCAACGAATCACTGTATTCCATGACCTCTTGAAATGAGGGGTTGTAAACGCCTGCTTTAATACCATGCTTCTTTTTGGCAAGCCCTGTGGCCTCGTCCATCATTTTACTGGTGACGGCGTTGACTTCTGTGAAGGGAATCCCGTAGAATTTGGAAATATCCTTGATCAAAGACCTAAGCTGGAGCGTATTCCAGTTAGAAATCGGGACAACACAGTTCTCGCCCCAGTCATCAATCAACTTCTGCTTAAGAGCCATAGGCTCTGCGACATCGTAATCAATGTCAGGGTAGTCGGTAGCATCAGAACGAAGAAACCTCTCAAACAGAAGGTCATACTTGATTGGGTCAATTTGCGTAATGCCCAATACATAGGCCACCAAGGAGCCAGCCGCTGAGCCTCTGCCCGTGCCGGTTAGCATCAAATCGTTTGCCACATCCGCTATTGCATTCATTGTTAAAAAGTACTTGGAAAAGCCACGGTCCTTGATGACATACAACTCCTTCTTGAGCCGAGCAATATAAGCATCATTCTCTGCGAGGCCCTTTGTCCTCAGGCCCTCAATACACATCTTGGTAAGAGCGGCCATCGCGCTTACTCCGGGAGGGACCACAAAGTCTGGGAGGCGCACCTCCGTCGATGGCATAAAATCCTCAATTAACTCGTGCGCTATATAATGTGTCTTTGTTATGGACTCTAAAATAACATCGTCGTCATATTGTTCGCCAGCGTCAGCAGAATACCGCAAATAGGACTCCCACATCTGGTCTCCGTTTTTCGGATAAAGCTCGTAGCCTATCTCTTCAACGCTGTCGGGCAATTCAGCCGCGTCCGGGGTCCCCTTGCCAAGCCAGCCTAGTCTCTTGTAAAGCTCCCGATCCTTCCAAGCGTAGGGGCCGGGGTAGTGACTGTCGGCGGTTGAAATCACCCCTATCCCATACTCTTCTCTCATTTTAAGAATATATTTGTTTAGACTATGCTGCTGTGGTACGTTGTTCCACTGCAACTCGCCGTACCACCGATCACCAAATATGGAGATCATCTTTTCTGTGGTGGAGCGCATTGCAGCCAAAATAGCTTCCTCTCCCATCTCCGCGTTCTCCCAATAGTCCCCAGCATATACTCCGCCAAGGCAAGCCGAAGAGGCAATTATGCCCTCCGAATGTTCGCTCAACAAATCATAGTCTATCCTCGGATAGCGGTAAAAGTTTGTGGGCTTGTAACTACGAGAGATGATTTTAAAAAGGTTACTTAATCCCTTCTGGTTCTGTGCCAGCAAGATCAGATGACGCCTCCTGTTGAGTATGTTACCTATAGCCTTTTTAGAAGCCCCCTCGTCCTCTATCGTAGTTCCGCTTGTCTTGTCTTGCTTCTTTTTACGCTTGTTCTTTTGGTTCTTGGAATTTTCATACTCTGCGTGCCACTCCTCTAGCGACGGCAAGAAGTACGCCTCACAACCAAAGATAGGCTTAAACTCTCTTCCGCTTTCTTTCATCTTCTTTGCGTGCAACACCTGATGGGCAAGTCCGTTCATGTTGCCGTGGTCCGTCAAAGCCAGTGCGTCGCACCCATTACTATAGGCATAATCCATATGCTCCGGGGGGTAGCCAATGGCATCAAAGATAGACCCGGCAACGCTATGTGCATGCAGGCCAACAAACGGAATTTTACTCTTCACCCTGTTCATAAACGTACCCCCCCTTTTTTTTGTTAACCGGTGAAAGTCCGCTCAACAGCTTCAAAAAACTTATCTACCGTGCTTTGGTGTTCACGAGGAAAGTCAATTGACATAAGGTTGGCCCTCAATCTACCAAGTTTTCCCTCAAGAAGCGAGTTCCTACTAACAAGCCTCTTAACCTCTTCCTCAAGATTACCAATCTTGATATCAACATCTTTCATCTTCATTTTTAATCTCCTATTAATTTCCATTTTTTATTGGGCAGTAAGACGCCCATTGGTTTTTCAACTTTTTGTCCCGAGGACAAAAAATCACAATACCTCTCCCAACCATCTATCGAATAGTACCAAGGCAAATCGACGACATTGGATAACTCTAATTTAGCACGTCCGAAGACTTTGTCAAGGGTAAAGTTTGTAGCAGAATATCTCTCATCTTTAGGTAATTTTTTGTGTGGCAAGCGACCCGGCTCCGGATTTACGTAAAGTCCGGTCCCTTCTTGTCTTATAACCCTTCTGTACTCCAAGAAATCATCCTTGCCCATGGTAAAAGAAGTATAAAGACCGTCCTTAACGGTCTGACCCTGGTGGGAGAAGAAGAAATTTTTATCGCCAAGGATTTCCTTTCGGTGTCCCCTTACCAAGCGAGGATCGTAGACACCATACGGAAAACTTATATAATATTTTTTAGGAACAACCCACTTGCTTATACCAGAAGATATTTTAAAGCAAGTTAACGCGCCGTGCAAAACGCTCCAAGAAAGACAATCTCTCCTGTTTCTATCTTTAGGGTGTACAGGGACATAAAAAATTGGCACCTTTCTCTTATACTGCGATGCCAATTTGCTATTCCTCTGGGCCCAAACCGGGTCGTCCGCCATCTCGCCTATGCGGTGCCTCACAAGGGGGCTCACATCATCGTTACAGACTATCCATATTGTATCACACCCCGCGTAGGCGCACTCTATTACGGCCCTCTCCAGAGCCAGGTAGCCTGGTGACAGTGGCATTAGCGAGTCGTGCCAATCAAAGTTAAATTCTAAGTCTTGCCCTGCGACGGGGACGATCCCAGCTATATGAATGTTTGATGACACACTATCTCCGATAGATTTATGGGGTGTTTAACATCTTTCATGTTTAGTAGCTCCCCCAAATCATCTTCAATGAATATAAACCTTTCATCATGCTCATAAGTTCTTTTAGACAAGTTACGCACGATTCTCTTGGCCGGCTCTAGCTTTATGGCATAATATTTATATTTGCTTTTGTCCCTCGGATCTAAGCCATTTCTTTTACCCTTTATACCAGCCCCTTTCATCATCTCAAGCACTTTAAACTTCACCATGGTACTGGAGTGATCGAAGTCCAGCACCTCGTCATCTGTTAGGTATGAGATCGCTACAAGATCCCTATGGTTCTTATTGTCGCTTCGATCGGATGGATAAAATATAACTTCCGACACAAAATCACTATCGTCGTATAAAAAATTGATATCGTGTCGTCCGCTGGACCTTACGTTTATCCAATCAACGACACGATTTTTATCTTTTGTCTCTGCGGTTAGTTTCGGGAGGCCATCTAGGCCAAAATCATCAAATATCACAAGATTGTCGAATTCAATCGTTACCACGCTCCTGTCCGTTTTTACTATGAGTCGGTGTTCCTCAACCTTAAGTCTGTTCGCCATGTTTGGGTACAATAACAAACCGGACAGATTTAGTATAAACATCAAGGCTTCCCATGCCTGTCTTTGTGTAACCCCCGTTAGTGTGTCGCCTGGGAGATAATCGAAGCGGGACGGGGCATCGGGCCTTACAAAGAGAACCGGCATACCCATCTTATAACTATAGATAAGCGCATTTAAGCTGCCGCCTATTACAAGGCTTTGCATTCTTAAAGTGTCTATGGCTTCCTCCTTAGTAAATAAAAATAATAGTAGCCAATACATTATTGACAACGTGCGCTAAAATCGGCAGATATATATTCCCTGTGCGATACCTTAGCCAGCCAAAAAATAGAGACAATGGCAAAATAGAAACAATGTGCAAAATCTCCATGTGTGCCAAACAAAACAAGCTTGTCGTAAGTAAATAGGCGACGTTTTTGCTAAATGCCTGGTCTAGGAAATTCCACAGCAGCCCCCGAAACAAATACTCCTCCGCCACCGGTGCCAATATGCATAAATAAGCAATCAAAAAATAATGAACCATGCCATAATTTTCCATGTTCAGTATTAGGGCCACGGCGCTTATAGACGAAGGTTCTAAAGAGGGGAAAAAATTAATTAATAAATTAAAAACAAGTGTACCGGCAAAACCGATTATACACCCCCCCACCAGTGATATTATGTAATCTTTCACAGCAACTACCCCCCCCATTTACAGGTAAGTAGTTGCAAAATCCCTATTTAAGCAGTGCCATAATGTGGTTTCTCTCGATAAGGTAAAAAATGTTATTGGTAATCTTAATCTCTCTAATAATGTGTGACGGTACAACAACAACATCTCCGCAGACATACTCATCTTCAGGGTCCATTTTGATAGTCGCTGCTTTATATTCATTTTCCGCCGGCTTAAAACCCTCGGGCAACAAAATCAGTTCGCCCTTGTCTTCTTCTTCGAATGGCAAATCAATATGAATCCATTTTGATTTCGGCTCTATCTTCATTTTAAACTCCGTATTTGTTTATAAGATTCTTGTTAAGTTGAAACTCTTCGTCGGTAAGAAATGCAGTGGTTAACTCACCACAATTTTTACACCTAAAGCGCACGGCAACGTGTCTTAATGTTGACTCAACATGGGCAGTAGGAACATAATAATGTTTTTTGCCGTTCGGGCAGGACCGATGCTGCTCGTACTTTGGCAGCATATAATTAAACCTCATAATACACCTCGCTACATAATATATTAATCGGTTTAAACGAAACAGTCAAATAGTTTTATCTGATCTCACAAGCCCCACCAGCACAGGCTAACTCGCCCTTTAAATCTGTGTCGTCCTGCATTTCAACAACATGTTTCAAATCGACCTCCTCAAGAGATTTCAGCATGTCGTTGTATGTCTCTTCATCGCAGTCATCAAACGGCGCTTGGATATATGTGTGCTCAGAGTGTGGTAAAACAGAGAGTCCATTATAAGTATCTCTATTCTCCCACATCCACTCACCAACTTCCTCCCATTCCTCTTGTTTTATTGTAACAGTGGCACTCACGTTGTGAGTGTTTTGACCCCTACGATGCCCAGCTTTAACCCACTCCGCACTAACTTTTTTCACTCTTTCCAGTAAGTCCAAAGCACTCTCAGACCTCGTTATAGCCCCTCCTGGAGCCCTCTGGGGTGCGGAGATAACCGCAGTGTCGTGGGGGCGAAAATACTCGTCCTCGACCAACTCTGGGTGGAACTCTGCCAGATACTCGTATATGGGCTCGTTCTTGCCGACACGAATGCGACGTATGTAATGGTCACTATGCCAAGCATGAATTCCAGAAGAGGTGCCCAGAGTCAAAGAAGTGGTCCCAGCAGGCTTAACACAGGTACAGCGGGCAGCAGAATTGATTCCAATAATTTCAGCAACACGAGCGTTTTCTTCTTTAACAACCTTGGCCGCCGATTTCATATCAAGTTCCAAAACTTTCCCAGAAGCTATCCCGGTCATAGAAACGCCTATCAGAGAGTCTTTCTCTGTAGTTCTCTGCCAAACTGGACGTAAGTAGTGAAAGTCTGTGTATGACGCCTGGAGTGTGCCGATAAATGCTGCCGCCCTCACACGAGCCTCGTACTCCTCCTGTGTATCTACATCAGAAACATTTACCTCGGTTAAGTTACAAAACTGGTACGGACGAAGGGCTATTTCACAACAAGGGTTTGTGCCCCAGTCCTTATCAAAAGTAAAATAAAATCCTGGCTCGCCGGCCCCGCTTGCCTGCACCCTGCTCCACAAATCAGAGAAAAATTCTTTCGTGACTATGTGCCTCATAAGAACAACTGAATTGTTGGCCCGGCCTCGCTGAGGGTTGTTCTCCCACCACGAACCAGCCTTGGCAGCAATCATCTCATCGTCATCAGCAGAAAAAAGAGAAATTAAAGCAGCACGCCTAATACCACCGGCCAGCACCGCATCTGCTACATGACATACCATGTCGTGGACCTCAATGGGCCGCAGCTTATCGCCATTCTCCTTGGATTCCAGGAGACCCTCTAGCTTAACCAAACACTCCTTCAGAGGCTGGGGCCCTGGTGCTTTGCCGCCCGACGTTACTAGACGCGCACCCTTGGGCCTAATGTCGGAAAAGTCGAATCGCAATTTTGATGTTCCACGAAAATACGAAGTCACGAGAGCCTTCACCGCGTCGGCCCAACCTTCAATCGAGTCCGAAACCAAAAACCTATAAGTTCTCTTGCCACTTGGTTTTAAAATCTCTGGGAGCTGTTCGACGTGGTGTGACTGAACGGAGTAGCCGACTCCGGTGCCACCAAGCAAAAGAAACATGACCTCACCAAAAGCGCGAACATCATCTATGGGCATGTAAGCGCAATTAAAAATACGATTTGGGGCAACCTCGATTGGTTTTCCGCCAAACTGCATGGACCTCATGGATGGCAACACCTTTCTGTCATAAACATACTCATACGCTGCTTCGATCTCCTCTTTGAGTGCAGGGTATTTCTTTATATGCATCTGCTTATTACGAGTAGTAATTTCCTCGTATTTTTCTCTCCGGAAGCTCTTCGGTAAATACCTAGCGTACTTCATATAGACTGTTATATCTGACAATATCTTTGATGCTTTGTTCATGTTTCTCTGCTCTCCTTAAATTTCTTCCATTTCTCTTTTAATAACTCGGACTGATTTTTTGTGTCTGTGGTAACTTCGGCATTCGTATTTAATGGCAACACATTTATACTAACCTTGCTGGGGTCCATAAATATTGGATAAATAAGGCCATCGGGGCCATTACGGTTTTTCGCCACATAAACTCGCCCGGAGTTAGCGGCCTTATCTTCTACCGTCCTGGACACAGAAAATATAAAGTCAGCAACAAAACATTTAGAAAAAGCCTCCGAAATTGACTCCATAGTAATAACTTCTGCGTTGAGACCGGACCTATTGGTCTGGGACGCTGTCCACAGTGGACAATCAAAGTCCTGTGCGATTGCCCGCATCTCTTCATAAATAGATTCCAACTCATTTCTTTTCTCTCTTTGATTGTGTATTGGACGTAAAAGATCACCATAATCAACAATGATCATGTCAGGTTCCACCCCCTTCGTCTTTAGCTTCTCCAGGTGGTTTCTAATTGTATTGGTGGTCGCAGATTTGGTCGAATATTCTTTCACAAAAAGAGTGCCATCAAGCTCTTTTACCGATTCATAGATCAAGTCCTTAAAGGAGACCAGGCTGTCCAGAGGAACCTTGGTGAGGCAGCTATCATACCTATTAGCTATGATCGTATCGCCCAACTCCAGAGTGTAATGAATAACGGTTTTCCCATGCTTGAGAGCACTAGCGCCAAGATGCACGAGGACCATTGACTTTCCAGCGCCAGTTGGAGCGATGACGACGCCTAGCTCGCCCTTCCCAAGGCCACCCCGACATATACCATTAATCTCGCTCCAGCCCGTGGTAACAGGGTCTCTGTGTTTGAATTCGAACCTTTGTTCAAAGTCTTTTAAGTAATCGTACCCGTGGTCTGTGCTCAGGCCAAGACTAAGGGCATCATTAATAATTTTAGATATCTCGTCAAAAGAAGAGGCCTGCAACAAGTCGACCGATTTAAGCATAGCCTCTTTTAATTTTTGCTTTTTGCAAAACTCCAAAGATGTTTCTTTTATGTATTCTGGGCCCTCCACCTCGCTGGTTTGCACCCTAGCATAGTAATCTTTTAATTGGGTCAGCAGGGCCTCGTTATCGCTGTCCATCGACCTTATGATTGTGGTCATGGTCTTATAGGTCGGGTGGACCTTGTATTTGTTCCTGTAGCTTTGTATTTCGCCAACGAATAGACGTAAATAATTATACTCTAAAAAGTTTAAGTCTAGGACTTCAAACATTTGATCAGAAAAAGGCCTATCCTGCAACAGAAGCTGGCATAGGCCTTCCTGGAAGTTCCTCCCGAACTTTCCAAAATTAACATTGTTCTTCATACTTCTTCCCCCGCACTCTAAATATTATGCCCCGCTGCCTTTGTCAATTATTTTTATGCTCAAAAATGATTTTTCTGAACGTTCTGTCGAGCGTACTGTGGTCCCAATCTCCAAAGCCGTCATAGAACATCATTTTAATAAATTCCATTCTATTATAAATCATTTCACAATTATCCATAATGTAATTTATTTTACTACAGATCTTAGCAGACAAAGCAGGTGCGCTTAGTTGCATCATTCTATAATTTTTACTAATAACATCAGCTTTGTCAATGATGTTGTTGTGAACAATTAATTTATTTTCGACATCGACACAAAAATCAACTAATTCATCTATTGTATAAGACTTCTCCTGTAGAAGAAATGGAAACCTTTTGGCCACGGTCTTTAACCCGGCACCACCGACCCCTTTAATGCCATCGCTTCGGTCGCCCGAGAGCGCCCTAGCCAAAACAAAATTATTCGGGTGTATGGCATACCGATCAAGTATATCGTTTTTATTTATTATCTCTTTCTGGGAAGGTCTGTATACGACCGTCTTATTGTCACAAAGCTGGTAGAAGTCCTTGTCGCTAGATACGATAATCTTTTGATAGTCCTTTAACCTGTGGCTTTGGGCTATATAAGCGATGACATCATCCGCCTCCACCTGCTCGTAAGAAAACTGTCCCACCGGCATTAAGTTAAGATATTCAATCAACTGCGCCTGTTGCCAGAATTTATTGTAGACCTCTTCGGATTCGGACAGGTTCCTTATTTCTCTGTTCAACCTTAGCGGCTTCCTGCCAGATTTATAGTTTTTGTCCATTGTCCGACGCTTCTTCGAACCGCCAGCACCATCCCAGACGAGAAATATCTTAGTTGGTCCTGTTTCACGACATATCTTTTGAAAGGTCTTTAAAAAACCTTTGAGGCCGCCAATTGGATTCCCGTTGATCGAAACGCTAGGGTCAACAATGTACGACCTCAAGTATAGATTCATGCAATCTACAATTAGGGCCCTCATCTATTCGTCTTCAGAGCCCTGATTCACATCATAGAACGCCGTGGCATCTCCCTCTCGCGATGAGAACTTTTGTATAACCTCTTCGTCCATGACTTCTAAAATACGAGATTTAAATTTATCGTCGCCTAAAAGTTCAAGCCATTTAGAAGATTGAAACTTCTGTTCTGTTCCATCTTTATATTTGAGTATATACCATGCGCCCTTTTGCTCGACATGTTCCGAGTTCTTAATCGCGCCCAGCCAACTCTGTTCGTCTTGAATGACAGCGTCTTCCGTGCCCCACATAATTTTAAAGGCACACTCTCTCCCTTCTGTACCAAAGCGAGACTTTTTAATCCTAGCCTTAACCTCAGACCCGACCCTGTACCCTTTATCGTCCATCACATAAGATTTCTTGGCTCTTCGAGGATAGAGCCAAATACGTAAAGAATATGCGTATGGCAGAGCTTTGCCTCCAGGCGTAACGTGCGGGTTCAAAAGCAAGTCGGCTGTATTATTCGAAATATTTGTCTTAAGTTGGTTCAGAGCCAAAATTGTACTGTTCGCGTTGGCCACTGGTATAACGAGCTTCTTCATACCTTTAGACAGAATTCTTGCCTTGACGGCCATAGAAGACTGTGGGTTGAAATCGCCCTCGGTGTCGGAAACACAAGGAGTGTTCGCAACGCTATCCCAAATAAAGAAAACCCTCTCTTCGTGGCTGATAATTGTCTCAATGGATTCTAAAACAAACTCAACCGATTCCGCCTGAACATAGATCAGGTCTTGCAGGGACACACCCGTCTTTTCCAAAAAGTCTGAGTCGATCGCACTCTCGGAGTCAAAGTATACTACTTTCAGTCCCTTTTTCTGTGCGTTCGCTGCTATCTGTGCCGCCATATAACTCTTGCCGGTAGACTCAAGCCCAGCTATTTCAACAATTTTGCCGAGTGGAATCCCTGCGAGCTTCCCCTTGCAAATTATTCCATCCAACCACCTAGAGCCGGTTGAAACCCACTCTTTAACATCGGTTGGGTTATCATCTTCCAATGAATAGGCCACTTCAGAACCCGATTTTTTATTTAGCATCTTTCTGATATCTTCGCTGGACAATCCTCCAACTCGTACTTTCTGTGACCTAGCCAATGTTCCTCCTATAAAATAAAATTGAGGCATCTGTAACCCATGCCTCCCTGCGGCTGGACACGCTACTCTTCATCTGAATAGTCGGAATCCACAGAATTTTTAACAGCTTCGTTGACTTGGTTCACAATTGCTGCCTCGTTGGCCTTTTCAGCAAGGCTCTCAGTCTTTGAAACTTCCACGACAATTTCTTCCGTGGCCTGCTCCTTGGACTCTTCAACAAGTTCTGCAATTGCTTGCGCAACGTCCTCATCGCCCTCAGTGGAACCGTTGCCGCCAAGATAAAGGGCCCAGAGGCCCACGCTCACAACGGCTACTCCGATCACGAGAAAGGTGCTCTTATTGTTTTTAATAAAATCCATGATTATCCTCCCGTTCCAGTGCCGGTGGTTGTCGTGCCAGTGGTTCCAGTAGTGGTCCCTGTGGTCGTACCAGTGGTGGTCGTACCAGTGGTGGTCCCAGTAGTGGTCCCAGTAGTGGTAGTCACACCGGTGGTCGTGCCAGTGGTAACAGCGGTAGTGGTGGACGAATAAACAGCCGAATCAGCCGTATCATCTTCCTTGTCGCCGCATCCCGACAGAAAAGCTACTCCCATGCAGAGTGCAACTCCGAAAATTGTGCCATAAACATGGTCACGATTAATAAATTCAAACATACTTATCTCCTTTAATAAAATAATGGGGCACCTGTAAACCCGTGCCCCCCTGCGGTGGTATTCTGCTGTTCTACTGAGACATAAGCTCCGCGAACTTAGATTCTACATCATTAGAGGTAGTGCTGGTTGAGCTATTGCCGGAGGAAACGTCATCTCCGTACTTAACCATATCTTCCTTCTCACTTTCGTCCTTAAGGTAGTTATCCAGGATCTGCCCCACCTCTTCAGGCGTCTTGCGCTCAAAGACAGTATCGTAATCAGGGATATTATTAAGCCAAGTGTTAATCTTCTCCTCGTCATCCGATGCCGGGGATCCGATAGTCATCTGGCCTTGGTTGTCAGGCGAGAACGAGGGGACAGGCAGAATGTCTGTCATCGGGAACTGCGCCCCTGGGGGCTTACCGTAAGTAATCTTAAGGTCGAGGCCCTTGTGGACATCAGTAACATCACCATATTCCTTGCTCATGCAGATCTTAACAAGAGTTTCGTATGCCTTCTTGCCGTAACCCCACAAACGAACGCCTTTGTCTTCTTCGCCCCGAACAATGACGGGGGTAAAGAAGCGCTGTTTGGCCATGAGCTTCTTTGCCATTTTAATGCTGTCCTCCGTGCCCTCATCAAAGAGGCCACGCACAAAGTCAGCCAGAGGATCGTCTTCGTTAAAATTTCTTTTAGGCGAAAGGAATCCACCCTTAGTGATTCCATAGTGGAACCAGTACTGCTTGAATGGATCTCCATCCGCAGTGGGAATAAGCCTAATGACCTGTTCGCCGTCCTTTGGTTTCCAAAAGACGGAATCCGACCTCTTATTCATAACTCTATCATAACTCTTTCTAAGTTTATCAAAATCAATACCCATTTTTTTCTCCTTTTTATTTAGGTTAATTACCCTATAGTAAAAGCCTTATGGAAACACTCCCAAGCTTTTCTATCGACAATCTAACATGAACTTAAACACTGTCAAACGAATTTATCAAATTTTTCTTGGCTGCTTCACACAAAGGCTCCCCAATAGCCGTTCCCCAATCAAAAATTCTAAAATTATTTTTATCCAAATCCCAAACTAGCTCCTTGCTTTCTTTTAAAGCAGAGCTTTTCCCTGTATTTTTAATCTTGCCCGCCAAGAACTTTTTTGGCAGATCCTCCACCCTCACAAACCGCATAGTTCTTATATCACCATTCGTTTTTACAAAAGTACCAGTATAAATCTTCATTTTAACTCCAATCTTGAATTTTGTTTGTATACCACACTGAGTAGACGTAGTCACTCTCGTAGTTTGTAGAGTAAACGCCAAATGACACGTTGACCTCTTCCTCGGAGGACTCCTCTTTCATCTGTGAAGAGATAACGTTTAATAGGTCCTGATCTTCGTTGAGCTTCTGGTGGTTGATGCAATAGAAATACCTCTTGTGTCTCGGGAAATCTAAATCAAACATCATTTTATTCTCCGAACTTTCCATCTCGTATAAACCAATTGTGCCAATTCTGCAAGAGGCTGGGACTTCCAGCTTGTTCTCGTAGATCGAACCAATATTGTAATATACATTTATCATGTGGACTGTCGATGCAATAAGCTGATTCATTTTTTCAAAAAAGTTCATGATAGAAACTTTGTCCAACACTTTTTGGGTCATAGCATTATCTACAATCAGCATGCGCTCAAAAAGACCAGACCTAGTGTACTCTTGTAATATTCCAAAAACAGTCCGGCCTATCCTCTTCCTGTCTTCTGAGAGCAGGGATAGGTCCGGTCGTACAAATAAAATTGTCACCTTCTTATCTTGTATTTGCTCTAAAAGGGCCAGTGCCATGCCAGATATATTACCAGAACCAGCTATAATGAAAAGCACCTCTTCGCGAAGATCCTTAAAATACTCCGTTAGGTCAGGAGTATTTTTTTCATAATCCTCGGGGTTACTTTGTTCCGGAACATTAAGCTGATTAATATTTTTCCCAGATTCATCACCATAGTCACTTATAAAATCAAAATCACTATTAACACCAACATCAACCTTATAAATATTAATATACTGTGGGTACTGCGAGAAAACCTCAGCTATTCTGGACCCTGCTGTACCTAAGCCAATAACATCCATTAATTCTTGCTCCCCAGCAGCCACGAAGATGACTGTACCTTCTCACCAAGGTTGTCTATTAACTCAATTTCTAGCTCTTCGCAAGTTTCTCGTTCCGGGATTGTCTCGTTCGTTTGATCGCCCCCATTCGCGAAAGCCAATGTGAACATTCTTGTCAGAGTGTGTGTCTGGTTTAAGGCGTGTACGTATCTCAACGTCTCTCTCACCGTTGTATCCTTGTCGACAGAAAGTAATGCCACATCCACAATCCTAAGAGACTTTACGATCAGGAGCCTTTCTTGTTCGGGCATAAACTCCTTTGAACCTTTTAGTTTTCTCTGCAAATCCGAGTTTACAATTACACAAAGCTTATCACCATGAGACTTTGCATTTTCAAAGTATTCTATATGCCCCTTGTGTAGGGGATTAAAATAACCAGACACGATTACCGTTTTCATTGTTCGTTCTCCATATTACCAAAATCACTGCCGATAGAGACATTAGTTAAGAACTTTGTGTCTCCGAATGTCGAGAACTGTCTTTTTAACTCTGGTAGCAAACTCATATCCTCTTCTGCCATATCTATAACCACTGAATCGTGGACTGTAAAGGCGATGAATGATTTTTTGTCCTTTAGCATTTTGTGAAGCTTTATCATTTGTCTCAACACTATATCAGCAGCCGTGCTTTGTACCAAGTAAGAAGTAGCATGAAACTTATCAGACTCTATGCTCCTATCAAAAGGGTTCACCACCCTCGTGCCGTCCCAATATTTATTCAATATCTTATCCCTATTGTACGCCCCTTCAGAAAGACGGTCTTTAGAGTCAATGTTGTATAACCAAGAAAAAATTCTCTTTTTGGCTTCCTCTCGGCTAACCATCCCCTGATAGACATTCTGCACGTTCCATTGGTGTATGTCTTGGTCGGGCTGATCCGCTTCAGAAAGGTATAGCAAGACGCGCAACTCAAAGGCATTATAATCTAGCTCCACAAAACAACTGTTGGTGGGACGCACATACCTCCGCAGGTCTTTGTGCATATTAAGTATGGGGAACGTATCCGGATTTGTGGCCAAGCGCCCAGTCTTGGTGCCAAATATATTGTAATCACAGTATACTTTGCCCCTGCTGACTCTTTTAAGAAAGTTCTTTGCTTTAACGTCATAGGCGCTTCTTCGCAGGCTAACCATGTCCAAATTAAGTTTTTGGTACTTTATCTCTTTGACCACCAAATTCAAATCATGCAAAAAATCATAATTTTGCGGCCTATCCCACTCTTCAAAAACCCTTTTTGTGATTTCATTTTTCACAGCGTAAAAGTCCAACAGAAACTTTTCCGGGACAAGATCGTAAAAGCAGTTTTCGCTTAGATCAACCTTGGATAAAATGAAAGACCGCAAAAAAGCCTTTAGCCGCCCAGTGGCGCGAGTCCACTCTTCCTTCAGGTCTTCCGGGCAGACTTCATCTATCTGCTTTCCGCAGTACAGGTCCGCACATTCAATGTTTCGATCACCTAACGAGAGGGCATGCGACCACGTTCGTGTAAGTTCCTGCGGGAGTAATTCATAGCTAAGGGTGCCATCGTAGTAATACCCGTGGCAATCTTTTTTATCGTCAAAGGCCTGGAAATACAAGGTCCCCCCATGCTAATACTGTGTCTCTCGACTTAGCGGTATGGAGTTTAATAACACGTTGTCCAAATCTTGTCTAGAAACTTCTACTCCCTCTTCCGCTGCCGTCTTAACATACATATATGAATTATACCCACCGCTATCGTTAAGAAAGCCAACAAAACATCTTTCAATATATTCCAAAGCGCCGCTATAACTGCCCTTCTTCAAAAAGCCAGATGCGTTCAAAAATAAATTGGACATAAAAGATTTACTGTACCGGTTGTGGCATTCAATATTTCTTAATTTAATATACCTATCCAGCCAATACTTCTGTCTTTCCAGGGTGGTCGGAGCATAGTCTTCAAATTTAGCGCCCGGCCTGGACTTGAAGGTTGTGATCTTGTTTCTGCCCTCGCCCGTGACCTCTTTTATGTTGGGCCTGGTCGACACGAGCCTATTATAGAACCTAATACAGTATTTGATAAACAAATCGATATCTTCTGTGTGTGCAAGTTGATAATAATCATCGAAAACAAGGTATTTGTCAGTGCCGTAGTTTTTCATGTAGTCTTCCATTTCTGTTGACCCTATATTGGCCACTAACCTCCATGGCACGTTTCTATCGATCAGGAAACCATATTTCGTAGCACAAAGCTCAAAAAAATTAAAGTTAGGGCTATCAATAAACTGCGATATCTTCTTTCCGTCGTTATCGTAGTCAATATCAGCTATCTCTATATGCAGCCCGCTAACTAAAGGCGAACAATATTTGCTGGCCAGGAACCCCGTGCGAGTAAACGGTATACCAGATAGGTTCTCTTCCAAATACTCCATAAGCATATCCACAAAATCCTCAAAATTACTTATCCGGTTCTCTAGCCCCCTGACTAGGATGCGATTACGAATGAAGTCTTCCTGGAAGGGTCGAATGTGATTGTTATATAAAACGTTAAGATCCACCCAAGACTTTTTAACGCTCAAATCAGATAGATATAGATCTTCATCGCTAATTCTACCAAGATTCAAGTGCTTATCAAACTCTTTTTTCATGTCGGCAAAAGCATCACAAACAAAATCAAGAGCCACAGGGGAGACGTTCTGATCTGGTATTAGCGATTTTAATTTATCACGCGGGGACACAATTGGCCTGTGGCTTCTATCTATCCTGCCATAATACAAATTCTCTATAAACCAAAAATCCCTCAGAAGCCCTGGGTAGCCCTCATCGGCAGAATCGCGGTAAGCCTTGCCAGCAAATTTAGACCTAGAATTAAATATTTCGCGAGCACCCGAGGAGTTACTTCCTTTAAAAAATCTTTCTCTAGCCATTTACGATACCTCCATTATTAAGCGATTAAGAAGAGATCTACTTCTATTGGTGGTTTTGGAGCCTCACCAGGCACTTGGTCGTCAGCCAAATTAAGTGTCTCTTCTCTCCACCCTTCGTGACGACAGTTGATCGTAGTTTCAAACGTACCGTTTGTTATGGTAGAAGTAACACCCGTAATCAAATGGTAACCCCCAAATCCCATAACATTTGCATAGCTTTTCACCTCTCCCTCCTGAGTGCCCTGGAACGGGTCCCCTAGTTTATCGGACCCAAGGCCCATCGGGTTCAGATAGATTCTAGTGCCGGGAACAAACAGCCCATTCCCTATTAAGTTTATATCTACGTTATAAACATCAGATAGTTGTGCCTCTGGGTTCTGGTCGGCCTGTGTGAACCTAATTTCCCGAAGTCCGGCCTGCTGCGTTTTAGAAAAGGTTGCATTTTTAACTATCCCGTCTTCTTGTCCAATGGTGAGCCAGTGTCTTCCTTCTTCATAGTCCTTTTTGTATCTCGCCAAGGAGTCGAGCTTGGGGTCTGTCTTTAGGTTAGGCGCGTTAGTTGGATAAACAACAACATAGTGGTAGGTCTCACTCAGGGGCAAACTGGGGTCCATATTCGCGAATAAACGATTAGAAGAGCCGTCTATGTCGCTTTTAATCCCCCCAAGATCGATTCTTCCACCCTTAGTGCGTGCGGCTTTAAGCGGGTCCTTCTTGTCTACAGCAGGGGCTCGGACCTGAAAGGTATCGAAGGTCGTAGCGACTGTGCTATCCCCACAAGAAGGCCCCAGGGCCTCAAAAACCAGGTCATTTATAACACCTCTTATAAATGAGAAGAGAGGATAGGACTCGTTCTGAGAGTTAACGATTTTGTCCCTCATAAAGGCAGAGAACAATTCAACCGCCACCGGGATATCTGCCACGTTGCCTTCATATATTTTATTGTCCGACGCATCCCTATAGTGAAAGGTTGGCAGGATAAGTCTGACGTTCCGTAAGTCATTATCAAGTTCACGAGCGGCGTCAAAGGCCGCCCTAAACAAGTCGCCCAAAAAGAAAAAGGGTATGTTTCTGGTGCCTGCTTCTAGGACATCTTCGTTCGGAACAAGGAGTTCGTCGTCTCCGACCACTTGTTTAAAGAATTCCTCCGATGTTGCATTTTTCACCGGCTTAAAACCGCTGGGGGGATATACCAGAATGGTTTCCTTAACCTCTTTCAGTTTGCCATCAACTACCTTATCTCTAGTCACTTCGGTTTCTACTGGTTGACCTAGCGTAACGCAATAAATTAGCGATTTTCTTTTGGACTGGTCTTTCGGGAACATTAAGCGATTAAGAAGAGATCTGTATGACTTCACTTTTGCCTGTCTAATAGTATCTGCTGTCTCTTTTTTTAATGCTTCGATTTTCTTGTCCCTTGCGGATTCGCCTTCCTCGCCCCCACCCTCAATGCCTTCGTAGATCTTGATCTTCTCTGCGGTGTCCTCCTTGAGTTGACGGACACCAGGGGAGGTCATAACATTCGCATTTGGCTCGTAGCCAGCCAGCTCAAAATAAGGCCTGAGCGTCATCGTCAGGCGTACCGACCCATCCTCTTTAATATCATATACGTGGTCAACGAGGCCTAAATCCATAATCTCAACCATGTCTTTCAAGGCCTGGTCTAAACCTTTGCGGTCATCCGCGATAACCGTGCCCCCTGGCGACGTTGCCCACCCAGCCGCTAATTTGGTTCTATAGAATTCTGGGTTATTGGCCTTTGGGTCGTCGCCGTCTTTGATTGTGATCGGCTGTCTCACGATAAGATCAATAATTCTATATGTTCTTGTTACGCCCGCAGAATCTACGCCATGCCTCTCCTTGAGAAGCTCATTAAAGTTCTGTGCGTATATTATCAGCGTTGCCTCAAGGTCTTTTTTGGCAGTAAAAGGATTTTCGCCAATATACTTCCACGAGAACGATTCTATGCCAACGCCCACCCCGCGTTGGAGACTACTATCGAGCATTGATTGTAGATCTGTGGCGGGATCAATAAAGTTAGGAAACTTTATTTCTAACTCTGTGTCGGGATCAACGTATTTTTTATAAATTCTAATAAATGGCATCAATTGCGACAATTCATGCGTCTTTGCACTAAGGAAAAATTTAGTATTATCTTTTAGCGTAAGCTTGCTCGCAATTGCCGATGGGTTGCCCCTAAGCATGTGTATATCATCTCCCAGGCGGGTCCCATCGGGTCTAAACTTAACAAAATAATTCATATTTCGCACAAGCCAGCACTGATCATAAGTGTCTTCCGGGCATTCCCCGTCCTCTTCTTCTTCATCGGGAGGTTTGGTGGCCATGATGGCTTCATACGCATCCTTGCCCTGTTCCGGGGTGAAGGTGCCAGTATAGCCGGGTGTGCCGTCTTCACCAGCCGGTGCATCAACGATCGTCAGTACATCGGACTCAGGATCATGGGAATATTTATAAGGCCCATCCGACCAAGTTACGGTAGGGTCAGTCGTCTCTGCCGGGGTCGGGGTTTCGTTTGGTGCTGTATCTTGGGCGGTTTCGTCAGCCATTATTTAAACTCCGTAGTAGCTCAAAACCCTTTCGAGGGGCGTTGGCACATATATTAAATCGCCAAAATTAACGTGCGCCTCAGTTGGTTTTTTGTTGAACCACGCTATAACCCACCAAAGGGCGGGGTCGCCATAAAAATATTGTGCCAACTTGTAATATCGGTCACCCTCTGACCATACATGGGGCACGGTTTCCAGTGATCCAATCTGCTCTTTTGTCAAACGCCTATACTTGGGCAAAGCATACTGGCGTATGAAATTTTTCCCCCTGCCTTCGAGAACTTCCTCATAAATGGGGTCTTTATTTCTTATTATTTTGTTTCTTCTGTATCTCATTCCTTCGACTCCATCGCGGCACTCTGACCGGCATCAGCAACCGCTTCTTGGGTGGAGCCTTTTCCGCCATCACCGCCAGGCGTTACAACTCCCGCAGCCGGAGACAAGGCTCGCGACCAAGGAAAGTTATTTCCACCCATCCACTGTGGAGTGGAGGGGGCGGCCCTGGTGCGGTTGTCTTGAGCCGCTGCTTTGCCTTGCTCCGTCACTGTAGCACCCTCAGCCTTAGCCTCTTCAAGCTTCTCCCAAGCGAACTGACCAGCCGCCTGCCACCCAAGTGGATGCTGGTGGAGAACGTTATAGTTTATACTCAAGTCTATCACCTTCGGATAAAGCCTCGTATCGGGATCCAAGAAGCCGGCATCGAGGTTGGGAGTCCAGGTAAGGTTCGTTATAACACCTAAAAGTCCAGTGCGTGCAGCGTCCGCGCCATAAGTCGCGTTACCATCGTAAATTAAATTTGAAAACCGAAGTTTAATAAGGGGGGCTTTAGATATGGTGGAGGCATTTCCTATATCAGCATACTGAGGGTAAAGCATTCTTGCGAGCGTTGAGCATTTAGCCATGTTGTTTTCTGCACTGCCCTGATCCCCAAGGCTAAACGCCACAACTTCCCAGGCCAAAGTTATGCTACGCTGCGTACCTTGAAAGTTCTGTATTGGGTCATTCCGACCAAAAACAGTTACCGGAGTCCAGTTGGAGGTGTATGTTTCATTGTACGTCTTTAATATCGCCTTAAAGTGGACAGAAGTCATAGAGGGTACATGGTAGAACTCAAGCCTCTGGCCCTTGCTCTCCAATATGTTGCCGGCGTCATAAGCACCGCCATTTGTTACTTTATCTAATAAGGTATCTGTTCCGTTTGCCATTTGTTATTAACCCCCTAACCCAATCGCATTTCTCACGACTTTTGTTATTTGACCATTCAGCAGATTAAAGAAATTTTGCCCATCTACTTTTAATTGAAGATTCTCTACGGTAATAGGAGTTCCAGCCGGTACGCCTGCCGCTGTTGTCACTGCTGCTCCTGCGGCAGCGCCGGCAGCCGCTGGGGACGCTGCCATGACAGGTGTTTTTTCAATCTCTGCCTGGACCTCTCGTATCATTTCAAGGGCGGCTTTCAACTGGTCTTGGATCGAACCCCTAAATTCAACAGCATAACCGACCGCCTGATCGCCAAACTTTCGCACCCCTCCTGCTGCCTCGTCCCCTAGAAGTTTAAAGAACTCTTTGTTATCTTCCGCCATTGGTCCATACACCTGCTCTGACATCTCCAGAGCGAGGTTTTTCATCTCTTCTCGCACGGGAACGAGAAACTCCGTGGCCGCGACCGCTGCTTGATCTTTTAAAATATTGATTTGATCAGCCGTGGTCCTACCAAACTTTGTTGCCGATTCTAACTCACTAAGGCTCGATGAGGCGTCCGTCGCGTTTTTGGCGAACTCCTCGCCGGACTCCGACATCAACTTATTAAAGTCAAGAACGGACATTCCCATCCTTTCGGCCAGGGTTGTCCTAAAATAATACGCCTGTGTCTCGCCCATGGCGGATATTCTTTCCTGGGTATAGCCGGCATCTTCAACCGCTTTTCTTATTTTTAACATACGCTCTGTGGGGTCTACTGTCATCATCATATCAACAGTATCAAGGTATGTACCACCTAAAAGCGCATTCAGTCCCTGCACCTTATCCGCAGCGCCCGTAAAAGTATCGAATTGGCCCACTGTGTTCAGCATGCCCTCCATCGACACGCCAGACCTCCTGGATTCGGCAGCCAACCGCCTAAAATTATGTACGCCTTTGTCTCCAAAAACAGCAAATTTGTCAGCGTTAGTGGTAAATTGTTGAGTTAGCTCATTCGCCTCCATGCCCATCTCAGCCGCCATAGCAACCATGTCCGGGAACACCTGTCGCGCAGCTTCGTCGGTCATCCCCATACCTCTGGTCATAATTTCAAAGCCCTGTGCTGTGCCATATTGACTTACACCAAACTTTTCTAGAACTATCATGGTGTCAATTAGAGCATCTTGCTGTTCGCTGGACTTTCTCGTAAAATCAGTCGTGTTCCTCAGTACAGCCCCATACGCTCTGCTGGAGTCGTCTAGGGATGCGCCAAACTCAAGATTTCTTCTGAAGCCTTCGACCAGCCCATCATTAAACTTACCCATCTGCCCGGTAAGCCTATTAAAACTAGCTTGTGTTTCCTCGGCCTGTATACTTAATTCCAGAGATCTGTCTGCCACTGCGAGTAGCCGTTCGACAACCTCACCTGCTATACCATTGAATTCGTTAAGCACGCCAGAACTTCTAGCAAACTCTGTGAACGCAGCAGACGAATTTCCAAGACCAACAAATGCCTCGCCCAACTCAAGCACGGCTGCTGACATGTCTTTGACACCCCTGCTGGACTTTTCTAGGTCTGAACCTACCACGTCAGAAGCGGAGATTACACCAAACATGTCGGCAACTTTCGCGGCCTCCTCGGGGCCCAAGTTGTAATCTCTCATTAAAATATTTATTGCTTCTTGTCTACTTTGAGCCATTACTCAGACCTCACTCCAGGGGCCATTTGGCCTCAAGGACTCGCTCAAGATCATTAATCTTGGCTTTTAATTCGGCTTTTGCTTTGGTAGCCATAAGAGAATCTTCCCCCTGTTGCTCCATAGCCTCCAAATAGTTCTTTTCAGCCGCCATAACTGAAGCGAATTTGGCTATTTGGCTTTTTGTGCCTTTAATCTTAACTTTATCGAGAGCTACGCCCTCACCAATCATAGCTTCCACAAGAATGGAGCGTATACCGCTTTCAAACTGTGCGCCGTTGGGGTTATTTAAGTCGATATGCATGAATACACTCCCTTAAGTTTGTATAATAATTAGTACACAGCCGCAAAATAGCATACAAACTTTCTATTCGCGTTTTATGTGCTGCACGGCTGGAAACGACGCCTGCGAAGAGCTAGAGCTTTGTGCTTTCTTCTTGGCCTCAAGTTCCATTTCTTTCTCTTTTACAAGCCTACCCATAAACCACCTCCTAATCTGCGTCGGGAGGGAATACGCCTCGTGAAAATTCCAATTGCCGTGGTACTTAAGCATAAAAAATTCTTCGTAAAGAACCTCAGAGTACTTAAAGTCTAGGCCAAAAAAAGTCACTAGTGAGCGGCACCTCCATGGCCGCTCGGTGGTTACAGTTAGAGCAGACAAAATCTTGTGTCAGGTCAATATTTGGCACAATCTTCCCGTATAAAGCGCGGAGGAACCTAGAGTCTATCACCGGCATCTGATCAACAAATTTTTCAATATCACCCCTGAGAGTAGAGCCATTAATAGAGGCTATAATGATTTTTATCCTGTCCGTTAGTGGGGTTTCTGGGAGATTGTTGTCTCTTTTGCTTTCGCCCAGCCTGGCCAAGTATTTCTCGTCCTTGCCGTCCAAAAGTCGCACTTCGACCCTCACCTTCGACACTGGCAACTCAAACACAAAGGTGTTGTGGTCGGTTTGCTCGATATCAGCGCCCTCTAGGTCGTCCACAGATATATTCTTTGACTCGCTTAGATTAAACGAATACTCAGATGTAGTTTGGCATGAGGGGCACGTCACATTAGCAAGATATTGTTCGCCAAAACCCGTTATTCTTGCCGCAACCATAAGTGCATTCTTATCGCCAGTCAGCATGTCTGAGGGGTTTATGGTTTTATCGACAAGAAGACTCTGAAGCATCCTCTCTATCGCTACACCTTTCTGCAAAAGGCTGATGGAAGACAGAATGTCTTCCTCCTTGGCAGTCATATATTTTATTTCAACACTCTCCACATTATGAAGAGGGTGGTCCTCCTCGTAGTATCTCCCCTTAGACGGCAGATCCACAAATGTGGTCGGCAAAGTAAAGTTAAAGGAATCCGTATCCTTTTTGGGGGGAGCTAAGTCAAGATTGGGCGTGGAAACTCTCGAACTATTATCTCTAGACAAATATCACCTCAATGAACACTATAACAAGAAAAAACTAGACTGTCAAGCACTAAACGCTCTCTGACCAGTATTTTCTAGAAGGAGCACCTCTGCTCGTGGGGCCCTGCGCGGATTCTTGTCCGGGGCCGACCTCAATAGAGGCCCAATCATAGGTAAAGGTAATGGTAACCTCGGTCATGTTATCGCCAGAATAATCAAGGTCGCCATACTTAACGTTCGTAATGAACGGGTTGTTAAGGGACCAAGTCTCGACTGCATTCCCTGCGGCGTCAATCTGCTCGATGACAACACCCTGAAGGGCGGCGACTGCGCTGACCTTGGAGATTGTCGTAGTATCGTTAACGTTGGCGGGCGGAGCATAGCCAGATTCATAGATAATTCTGGACAGGTTGATCGATGCGTCCGGGCTAACCGGGTCCACAAGAGTAATATCAACATTGTTCCACTTTGCCCTGCCTGGGTACTTAAATGTGTGATTTAGGAACTGATGTTCCGTAGTTGTGATCTCAATCGCTGGCTTTGTCGCCTTCTTGGCATACCAAGTCGCGCCATCGGGCATAGAGCCAATGCGAACCAAAAATCTATATTGTCTTTTTGGCTCGCGATCCATCGCGGATGTCCAAAAACCTGCCGAACTTGCCATTGTTTATGTCTCCCTTTCGTGCTCAATAATAATTAGTTGCTAAAATAAATTTATTCTTCTTAAATGTCCATGGTTGCATCATCGCTCATATCGCCAGAATCAGAATGATATTTTTCAATTTCATCCACCACTGAACCTATAAACTCCAGAAGCTCCGTGTTTTTTTCAAGTTTACCCACAATATCTTCGTTGTACTCATACCGATTTTCTTCACTAAGGGTCATACCCTTTGCCTCGACCGCGTCAAGTATGGCTGAGGCCACAAACTGTGAAGTGGAGCCCATTCGAGCTTCCCTGGCGGCGTGATACGCAAACCCGGCCTCTTTGATGCGCCCCACCTCTTCTTTGATGATGCTCTTTATTCTTTCTCTCGTGAGTCTAAGTTTCATATCAGTCCTCGAAAGCCGCGCCAGTTCTTGTAATCACAAAGTCAATCGCGATAAATTCAATCGATCTCGCCGGCTTAAGGAATATTTTAGCGTACAGAATATTACGGTCAACCAGGTCAGGAGTTGTGGTCGTTTCATCGAGAACAACCTTGAACTCAGTGAGACCAAGCCTCGACTTAACAGAGCCAAGGAAGGGCTCAACTTGCGACTTGAACCTTTGCCACGTCGCTCTAACGTTCTGGTCGAACAGTATGCGAGAGGCGATGAACGAAATTCTCTTCTTGAGGAATATGAGAAGTCTACGAACATTAATTCTATCGAGTGCCGATGGCGTAACTTGTAGCGTCTTCTGACCGAACACCACGATGCCTTCATTCGGGAAAGAGGCAATCGGGTTAATATTCGCGGCATACAGCGTATCCCGGTTCTTCTTTGTCAGTCTCTGCGTTACACCAGTAACTGCGAGGCCTGCGTTGCCTTCAGAGAGCCCGCCCCTGGTGAAGCCGGCGGGTGCAAACCAAAGCTCAGACTTAGCCTGCGAGGAAGCAAATGTGCCGAGCGCAACAACAGAGGGAGGAACCCAAAGCATCGCACCGTTTATCGAATCTCTGACCTGGACCCACGGGTAATAGGTACAGGCATAGCTTGAATTAATGTTTCTATTTTTCAAATTTTTCGCTGCCGTGTCTACGTTGCCGACTCTGTTCGCAAAAGACTCGGTGCTTTCAGTTTTTGGTGTATAGACATCTTGAATATCTACAACTGCCATAGAATCGCCGCGTGACTCAGCGGTGGAAATCATGAATTCGGTCAGCTTTTGATTGGTGATGCCGGGAGCGGCAATCATATTACAATCAACGACTTCTGGATCTGCGACCGCTTTAATCGCCCTTCTAACCGAATAATACGCGTAATTACTAGCCTCTGTCGAAGCGGCAGTTATAACATGGTTGCCAAAAGGCTCTTTCTCGGTAATGTCCAGACCGTCAAACCCGCCATAAAATGGACTAGTGAAGCTGTTGTACCCAAGTTCAAGAATTGCCGAGGAGGAGCCGTGGACCTGTGACATCGCCACGCCCCGTACACGCGAACCAGAAGACCAGTATGCTTCAGCACCCGAAGAGCCGGTGGTAATGTCGTCGAGAGAGAACACCCACTGAAACTCCAGACCGGAGGCCGCGTCCCAGGTGTTGGTAGCACTCGGAAAACCAATATTTAAGTCATCGGGCTCCGGTGTTGCTCTAAGATAATCCGGATAATCTTCGTCATAACTAGTACCCGTGGAAGTTCTAGTGGTTATGAGTCCGAAGTAAGTATCTCTCGGATCACTAACATCTGCCTGCGAGGCGGACTTCCGCAGCCTAGTTGCCGGGAAAGCAAACGATGCGGTATACGCCGGTTGGGTCGTGAGGCTGTGCTCGTTTGCTACTCTTCCAAGGTCCGTTGCTAAAAATTGCTGATTAGCTACTGAACCAGCGCTATAACGACCATGCGCTTTGCTGGTTAAAGCACTATTAACGGCGGCAGCGCCAGTAACCCATGTGTTGACGTTGTCGCCCGGCAGGGCTGTGGGGGCGAATGAGGGAGTATAATTCTGAGGTTTAGCAGCACCACTTAGGGCGATGAAGCCCTTGAATCTTGGCGGTCCAAACACGCCAAACGGAAGATAACTCGGGTCCGTGGAGGCAGCGTCCACATCGGAATGCATCTCAATACGGACAAACCTAGACTGGTTATCATATTGTCCGTATTCCCTCAAGAGACCGGTATCGTCATCGTAGGTCATATACTTATCACCCACCTTCCGAGCAACATAGTTGACAGATGAAGGATTTAAGGAACAGTTAGTAAATTTCTCAACAATACTCTTAGAACCGTCCGTGTCGGATGCCCTTCTAAGCTCCACCGAGAAGGAGCCATAGGGGTCACTCTGGTTGGTCGACAGCTTAATATCAGTGATAGAGATTTTTAAGTTGTTTTGAACCCATTCGCCGTGGTCCAGGCCATGAAACTTGAACAGTCTCTGCATGCTCTCGCATTTGTAGGACGCATGGTTTGTCGTTAGGTCCTGTGAGAAGAACCAGCCAGTTTGGCCGTTTACATAGCCGGCCCTCATGTCCGATTTATTACGAGTACCAGATAAAATAGGCGCTATAAAAGCGTATGTGTCGCCTGCTGAGGAGCCACTTGCAGCAACGGTGTGGTCAACGTTGCCGTAATCGTCTCTGCTCGCATCAAGCCAGCTTACATAAGTCTCGCCAAGGAAGTAGTATGCAGAGCCAGTTGGCGTCAGGCCGGTAGTGTCGGTGACGCTTGTGTTTGTAAGGACCGGGTTGGTATTAAACACTTTCCTGATATATTTATCGGAATTTCTATCAAAGTTGAAATTAGTAGTGTGGACAGCGGCATCATCCGGCGCGGTTCCCCCATCTTTAATAATCATTTTGAATTCCATGCTGGGCCCAACAGACTTAACTAAGCCGCAAGTGCCTGTTACCGGATGAGTGATTGGAGTTGACCCCGAAGTGACAGAGTTACCCGAGAGCACAATTGCTGCTCCTTGTGCATGGTTAAGGTAGAATATTGCAGCCAAACTCCCGGTGTTGTCTGAATTTTCAAAAGCGTGTTTGGCACTGGTTTGCAGGTCCGTGCCGGCCCCACCTCCAGACGGGATTAAGAAGAGTCCATATGCGCCGCCGTTCGAAGATGTGGTTTCGGCGTGGTTCAGTTCGGTGTCCCAGCCAGCCTGCCCAGCAGAGGTAGCATTTTTGTGGTCAGCACCCAAAAGTCTAACAACTGTGGCGGGACCAACACCAGCCCTCAGCCAAGCAAAGGCAGCATAAGCAGCGTATGTGGGGCCCATCTTGTTCCCCTCACGCCAAACATCACCACCTCTGCCGCCGGCGACAGGGTTACCAAAAGTCTCAACAAATTCAGAGCGCGAGCTAACCTTTACGGGCCTTAAACCAGGCCCCTTTGCCAAACGACCAATAATGGCCGGCCCACTATTAATCGGCTCTGCCGGAAGTTGTGAGTTGTCGATCTCCTGAATCGAGATGCCTGGGGAAACGAAATTGAATCTGCTGCTAATTGCCATTAGTATGATCTCCGAAAAAACATATAGATAGTATACACAAATAAATAGTACAGAAAAGGCTCAAAGGACGAATTACTCTCTATAAAATCCCTTGCGTATATACTTGTTTGTTATAAATTCATTTATGTCGCCCATGATAACTTTTTCTCTAGGAATCTTAATCTCTACGGCATTTTCCCTCACCGTAATTTTGGGCCTTTCTGCATTTGTGTCTTGGCCGATCAGATAGCCAATAATTTTAACATTAACGGTTGTGGCATAAATCCTTTCGTCTTCAGCGAGATTTTTCACATTATATTTCTGGGCAAAGTCGTTTTGGATGAAGCCCTCAAACTTGTGGCCCTCCTCCGTTATGAAGAAATTATTTATTTGCCCAGTTTTAGTTATAAATGGTGTAAATATTTCGTTTGCCTGCTGTTGATATTCAGCTTGGATATATACCTCGTAATTTGCCACAACATAAGTTGGCATCGGCATGGTCACTGTTTCATAGACTATTTTTTTATTATTATATGGAAAAGTATGCTGCCCAACACCAACTGACTGGGCGCTCATGCCGCCCTTAAGCCTAAACGAGTCGGCATTTGCAAAGTTTGCTGTTTTATCTTGTTTAATTCGCCTAGCTACTGTTATGGCTCCACCCTTCTCGTCATTATACTCGGGAATATGCGCCCACGCAACGCCCTTCATTTGTGGATCTTTAACCAGGGAGGTTCTTTCAACAGTCATTAGAGGAAGCCTTAAAACACCAGCGTCGTCCCGAAGTTCCTTATTGTTTTTTATCTGGAAGGCTCTTTCGGCGGAAACCCATAAAACAGGCACCTTATCCCAACCTTTGTTAGTCGTCGTATGAACGTTCAGTGTGTCGTCAACCCAGTTAAAAAACGCCTTATCTATCGTTTCTATAGTGGAAGGCATGATGGAGATTTCACCCAATACACCGTCTGCGTTGTTTATCTCGGTATACCCTCTATCATAATCACCTGGCATCGAACAGGCCCTCCCGCGCTCTTATACACTTAGCCGAAATCTCTAGTTTGTGGTTTACTTGGCCGAATAGCCTTTTGGGTTCTGAGAGGGTGACAATCTCGTAATATAAGTCGCCGTAATAAATAAAATCTCCCTCTCTCACGAACAAGTCTTGGTCTTCAGTTAGTCTTCTTTTGTGGAAGTGTACATTAACCGACGACTCCTTATCCAGTCCTATGGAGTCATTATATTTTGTCTTATACCCTTCCCACTCTATGAGAGCCTGCACCCTTATCGGAGGAAGAAACGTTTTGGTTATAGCTTCCCCGTATAGGTCGTGAAAATTAGTCCTAGAAATATCAATGGGATAGTATACGATTGTTTGCCCGATCACTCTCTCGATAAGCTCGTCGTTGACTTGCTTTACAAGGTCCCTCTCCTTCTTGCCCGTAAACAAAGGAGGCGGCGGCGCTTCTGGCTGTGACCATTCATTTCCCATAATTTATCACCCCACAAATACAGGAAGAGGAATATCTTTCTGTAAATCTTTTATAGAACCAAGCATTTCCGCATCTGTTTTTAGAGCGGCGGCGTATGTAAGCTGGTCCAATATATCTACTAGCTCGTCTTTGAGGGCCTTCTTTTCCGTGGTAGCCTCGGAGATCAATGCAGTACCATTAAGCGTAACCGATTCTCCTGGGATCGGGATGGTGCCGAACTTACTTCTTATTTGGCCAAGCGTCTCCTTCGATAAAGCCAAAGCATATTTTCTTATCCACTGTTTACCTATCGAGTTTATACTGCTATATGGTATATTCTCAAAAGGTATAGTGTTCAAGTTGTTGACACCATCAATTCCCGTTTTTCTTATGCCAGAGTCCTCTTCGTCCCACGAATCCCTCTCAACAGTAAACTCAACCCACATATTTTTGATCAATTCTCCCTCAGGGGTGGGGTATAGCTTCAGGTTATTATTGTGGATCTCGTAGGAGTAGTGAGATATTCTAGTATATATGTGATCTTCATAAGCCATAGCCTGTAACTTATTCTGCCAGGCCGGTATAACTTCAAAAGTCGAATCATCCGAAAACTGCCCATACGTGGACATGTTACCCACAACGTTCAAGCCGCCATAATAACCAAAAAATCTCCACATGGCCTGCGGCGTCTTATAGTAGACCCTTCTGATCTTGACTTTGTTGCCATCAACCTTTCCGGAATACGGAACCGGATCATCGTTCGCTGCGTCTTCGTTATCGACCGCAGATGAAGAAATAATATTTTGCAAGTCGTACATTTGTTGTTTGGCCACAACATCGAAAGACGCAGAATAGGTTGTTTGTGTTCCGCCAAACCCGGCTTCCTCGGAAACACCTTCGGCCACTCTTGTAGCATACGTAAATTTAAATCTTGGATATTTTAAAGCTATATTCTTGCCGTATAAGGAGTCCCCAGAGCCCGATATCGTCCCATCGTGGTCAAAAGCACCGGTGGCCTGCCCAAGAACCTTTGTAAGCGTGTTTTTAGACTGGTGCAGATTGATTATATAGGAGTATTCCATGACGGCGCTTTCGTATGCCGAATATACGCTAGCAACACTTAATTCTATGTCTAAAACGTCTCCACCGAGCGCCTTATGAGTATAGGCGACCTGATCAGCAGCCCCCGACACAAAGTTTCTATCGAAGAAATTGCTGGTTGCGCCAAAATCGTCTGTCGTTTTTACATATAGCCCAATCGGGTAGTTACTGGAGTTGCCCGCACCATCATTGGTGGTTGTAATACTGCCCGTAGAAGGCAATATTGACTTGCTGGTTTGACTAGTTGGTAAAAGATTGGGTTTTGCCATTTATCCAAGTTCCTTCATATCATAGTAATTAGTTACGGATAAGCAAAACCCCCGAGATTAGACGTATATTACTTCTTGGCTGCTGGCTTGCGGCCTTTCTTGGCAGATGCCTTTGCCTTTGTCGTCTTTTTGCTCGAAAGCTTTGCTTTTGGCTTCGCCTTGGCCTTTGGCTTATCTTTTTTAAGCACGGGTTTTGGCTGCTCTGTTTTCTCTTCAACTTTTTGTTCAACAACTGCGGCTTGCTCCTGGACTTGCTCTTCATCCGCAGATGATTTAAGAAATCTTATTTTTTTTAAAAAAGCAAATTTTGGATTGTTTAAAATTCTTCTCTTCTTGCCCATTTTTCCTCCAATGGATACAGTAAATAGTTTCTAAATATCAATCTAACCCATTCATCGTTAATATGGCAACAAGACCTGGGAGATTCTCCTTCACATATACGCCAGCAAACAGGGTTTCTGTTCTTCCACCGACATATGAAATTGCAGCGTCTAAATGCTTGCTAATTTCTGGATCGCTGGCCATCTCTGAAGTAACAACCAACAGCATCGAACCCGTGGCGGGCTTGCCTTTCGGCAGCGGACATGGCGAACGATTTAAACAATTCTGGAATATCGACGCTCCCAGGTTTGGGTCTTTTGGGTCTCGAATAATCGTAGAGCCAATAAATGTTCTCTTCTTGGTCCGAAGGCAACGTTCCAAGTCTTTAGAGTCGAACGACTGAATGGACGACTGCTCTGAGGATAGTTTAAGCACCTGTGCTAGGAGCTTGGCAAACGCAGTGTTGGCAAATGGGAACATTCCGAGCATTCCGACTTTGCCGCGCAAGAGCTTTACCTGCCTCTCATTGTCTAGAATAATATGAGTATGATCAGAAACATCTTCCAAAAGAGAAGCTGCGTTCTTACTAATAGTTGTATTTAGTGCCTCTTGAGCGGAGGGCTGGGAGATGACATAAACAACATTGCCCTCTGCGCTTACGGATTTTAGATAGCGCTCAAACACGCCGTGCAAAGATGCTGCGGCGCTGCCCGTACCGCCTCCGCCACCGGCAAAAACAAACAACCAATCAACATTCCCGAGCTTGGTTCTAAGAGCGTCCTCTACGACAGCCCCGTTATCAGCAAAAATATTCTTACCAAGGTTCACGTCTTTGCCGATTCCGTCTGCGTCGGGGATTAGAACAACGTGCTTGTCGTCCACGCCCTCTGGGATGTCTTTGGCAGTTGTGTTGACGAGAAGGGTCTTGTTGAACCCGATATCAAGGAAGGCCTTGGCCATCTTGCCCCCACCTCCGCCAATACCGACAACAGCACAGTTTAGCGAGGACACAACCTCGTTATCGGCTAATTGCTCCTCACCCTTTATTTCTTCATTGTCGCCATAATGGTCTATAAAATCAAAATCACTCATAATTGTTTTCCTTTATCCCCCGGTGTTCACAATAATTAGTTCAAATTTTTAAAAACGAAAATCTCAAAAATTGCCGGCGGTATTTTTTCGCAGATTGGGGTTTTTAAAAAAGAAACCCCCAACCGGTTGGAAGGGGGTTTTGAAAATAATATAATAAATACTTATTAATATTAAATTACTAAATACCAGTTGCCGAAGTCGAGGATGCGTCTGGAGCCGGAGTCCCAGTGGTAACGAGCCCGTGTCCCTCTACAAACACTGTATTTGCACCATAGTATGTAAATGTGTAGGTCGAACCGGCTGCGCCGCCTCCAGAAGTAGCATCATTTGCATCGATAGCGATAACCTTAGCGTTATTTGTGATTGCAAAGCTAATGTTTTCATCTCCTGCTCCTGCATCGAGGGCACCTATAGTAAGGTATCCTGTTAAAACAGTTGTCCCACCTGACTGCACAAAGCCAAGCTTTCTAGCTGTGTTGCTTGCGCCTGCGGCATAAATGATTTTAATAACCATACCTGCATTAGCAGCCGTAGCCTGAGGCAGTGTGACATCTCCATCTATTGTTCCTGTATAAATAACAGTCAAATCTCCTGTCGTGGCTGTTAAGTCGTGCGCAGTGGTGGCGGAACGAACCGTAACATTTGTATTGCTCTTAACGTTCTTAAACGCCGAACCCGATCCACCAAAATCAATCTCTCTCTTCAAATTTTCTAATAATGCCTCCATTCTCGCGAGGCCTAATCTTTTACTTCCCATGTTAAAAACCCTCCATTTATAATCGTGTCACCGCAAAATTGCGACTGTGAGTATATCTACTCACATAATAACTTAGGATGAACCTTGATGGTTCATCAGTAAATAGTTTATGGCAAAACCTTAAGCAAATATATTATAATAAAAAGCCCGGCGCACAAGATGTGCTATCTACTGTAGGTGCCGCGAGGGGGGCCGCCTGGGAGGGCCTGCGGTTTTGTCTTGCGAACAAAACTGTACCCGGAGGTCTCGTCGCCACTCACCATCGCCTTAAACACATTAAGCGCCTCTTCGTCACCCTGTAGGTCCATCATGGCACGGGCAATCCCCGAAGACTCATCACCAGCGCCGCTTCTTCTAGCGTTCAAATATGCTCGCTGCACCCTCTGTTGCGGGCTAGCAGTCTGCTGTCTGGGGATATCAGGCCCCGTGGTTTCAGGGAAAGCTGCGTCCATTTCGGCCTGCTCCTTGCTGGCACGAGCGGCCCTTCTAGCTGCTACCTGGGCGGCCTGCTGATCTCTTGCCGTCGTAGCAGCAGCAGCGGCGGCGGTATGTTGTGCTTGGCTTCTATTCGGTCGAGCCGTGGCCTGGGGGATATCTATGTCCTCGTCGTCGTCGAACGTGATCGACCCGTCTCCCTCTGCCTCGTTTGTAAACTTTCTAAAACTCTCAAAAATTAGCTTGGTATCTTTAAAACTTGAAAAACTCATAACAAATAGCCCCTTTTCTATAATTAGTACTCCCAAATTGAAAACGCCGATGAATAAAAAAGCCCGCTCTCCGAAGAGAGCGGGCTGAATGACCAGCTAACAAGCTTAATTATTAAGCAGTAGCGCCAGCCTCACCAAGCAGACCGCGAACGATCACAAGGCCATACATGTCCGGACGAACCATTTTCTTGGCGTACCGGGTCATGACACCCTTGCGGGGCACGAAGTCCTCGACACCGAAGATGGTGGGAGTCGTCTGGAGCGGCACATACGGAGCGTACACATAGCCGGACTCAAGGAAGCTGCCTCCACGGCGGCCAACCAGAATGACGTTTCTCGGGAAGTAGGGATCAACGTAAACGTCGAACTTCTTCGAGAGAGCGCCAGTGTTGACAGCACCAATGGTGCCCTTATCCTTATCAGCAGTCACGTTGGCACGGAAGCCAGCAGTGAACTCAAGGATATTGGCAACTTCGGGGCCACAGACCACGAAGTTAGCGCCACCACGCAGAGTCTTGCGATGGATCTGCGCCGACACGTCATTAATGGTCTCGACCAGAGTCTCATACCATTCGCTAACCGTACCGGTGAAGTCAGGAGCAGCCGAAGATGCGCCAATTTCAGCACCAGTTGTGCGGTCCACGAAGAGACCTGGGGAGCGCGACCAGTAGAGCGTTCCAGCAGTAGCACCAGAGATAAGATCAGCAAGGATCTCACGATCGATCTCAAGAGCAATCTGCTCGGAGAGAATCGAGGTAAGCTCAACCTCAGCATCCAGGTTGTGGTATGCGTTGAGGTCCTGACCAAGCTCGGGGGACCACTTAGCCTTCAGCTTCTTGGTGCGAGCGGTGACAGCCACCGAATCCACCTTGATGTCGATCTCGGGGATGGTAGCCTCGGCTTCAAGAGCCCAGTCTGCCCGACCGCGAATCGACCCCATAGCACCCTCGGTCGCCATGTCATCAGAGACAGGGAACACGAATTTGGGAGCCGCTGCGGACGCCGTGAGCGATTGGGAAACACCAACAGAAGCGTTAGCAACCGTCTCAGAAGTGCCGCCCTTGAAGACAAACAAAATGGCCTCTTTGGGATCGCCAGCCTTCCAAACACCATTGTTGGCTGCGGAGCCTGACCACTGAGTCAGACGACGAAGCTGTAAGACTTCCGTGTCATCGCCAGAGTTGGCCAAACGACCAAACTCAGCCTTGGTCTTGTCAAATGAGTCAACACCAGAGAAGATGATTGAAGCCAGGTTATCACTCGTGGCAGAACCAGAATAGAACTGCTCCAAGGTAGTAGCATCCGTTTTGCAGATGTAGAATGCACTACCCTGCTGTCCGGCACTAGCCGAAATGAACGCCGGGTCATGACGCAGAATCGTATGAATTGCTTCATTCACGACAGTGCCTCTTGCATACGAAGTAGAGGAGCCACCGTCTCCGCCCACCTCTGGTGCAACCTTCACAACACCACCAAAGTTGCCAGAAGCAACCGCAGTAATACCAGTTCCGTTCACCATAGCCGCGTCAGAATTAGCAAAGCTAGTGGAGCCAGTGGCGGAAGCATAACCGTTGCTCAGGCTGTAGAAGCCCTTCTCAAGGTTACGACCGTCAAGGCTAACACCGCCAGTAAGCTGCGAGGCAACAACCCCACCACCATAAAGCGACTCATCCGCCGCCGCGTGCAGGCGAGGCATCGAAGATCCATCCGCACTGTACACAAAATCTAAGAAGAAAATGAGTCCAGCAGGAAGGCTCATTGGCTGAACGCTAACGAGATCATTAGCAATTAAGCCGGCAAACACGCGACGAACGATGGGGAATGCTACGGAAGCAAATCCTTCAACGTCACCTGCCTGCATTGTCGAAGCTTCACGCAGAAGCTCCTTGGCCTGGTTTTCCAGCAAGCGGGCCATGCTTGCTTTTTGTCTTTCATCGCTGAGTCCTTCCAGAAGTCCAGTTTTCTCCCACTTTCCAAGCAGAGCGGAACCTTCCTTCGAAAGATCGCGATTGACAATACCTTCTGTAAGTTTATCTAAAACAGACATATTATTGATCCTCCTTTTAGGTTAGTCTATCTATCCATAATACCAGCAAGAACCTTCATCCTGTCATAGCCAGGACTTGGGGCTTTTTTCTTGCCTCTTGACGGTAAAGACATCGCAGGCTTACTCACAGCTTCGCTAAGTGATTGTGGCTTACTCTTCTGAGTAGAACCCACTGCGCTCTGAAGTGTTTCATAAATAACCTTCGTTTCTTCGACCGTCTTTGTATTTGAAATAGCCTCGACAATTTTATTTTTTTGCCGCTCATTCAGGGAGGTGCTATTCAAAACATCATTAGTGTACAAAAGCTTCGCATTCGAAAGATTAACTTCCTCCAGCTTGTCCTTTGCAACCAAAACTAGTTGTTTAAGCTTGCTATTATTTTCAGCAATCTTATCGTATGCGCCTTTAAGGGCCTCATACTTCTCTTTAAAATCATCATCTTGGGTTTGAGCCATCATAAGCTCATCATTGTGTTCGGCAACTTGCTCGGGAACACCAGCCCAACCACTATTAACAGGAGAGACATCAACCTTGAGAAATTCTTTAACAACCTCTTCCAGGTTATCCTCGGTGATTTCGATCTCCTCTTCTTGAACTGCGGGACTGCCATCGGGATTCTTATGTCTTCTGCCCGGCTTTGCCCTGTCGGCTTGAGGCGTAAGGGCCTCATCCACTTCATCCACTTCGTCTTCATCTTCTTCGTGAAGGCGATCTGCGTGCATACGACCACGACCTTGGTCGCGGTCTTCGTTGCCAGCGCGTGCCGCTGCGCCGCCCTCATCAAGCTCAACTCCTCTGCCTTTAAGGATGTCTGCTTGCGTGACCTCGCCA